GGTCGATATTTCTCCGGGGGACCCATTTGCCTTAACCCCGAAAAACTCACATGCACTTTTTAAGGTCGGTTTTTAGCTTTGGCTATTGTGCACGGTCTTAAGTTTGAATTGCTCCTTTCGTGGGATCGTATTGGGTCGGCTAACAGTTAAAAGCCGGTCTTAAAAAGTGTATGTAAAGTATAGTAAAACCCATTCAAACTAATTTGATTCTCATTAAAACTTTGTACATACGTATTGTAAACGATAAGAATGTCACCCCATTGTTTGGATAATGTTTGATCTAGAACGTCTATTTTGCAAAAAAAAGAGGGTCAGGATTATCTGCTAACAAAAAAGAGAAGAGGCATGAAAACCTCTTCTGATATGATCTATTGTTTATAATTTCTGTTTATTCCGGTGTGCTATAACTCCGTCGATTGCTATCAATGCCGTATCGATCTCAACCATGTATCCTATAACATCGTTGTGTATATCGAATCTGACCATTTCCAGTTCGTTGAGTATTGCTGCCGCCAATAATGTCAGCATAACGATAGATGATATCAGTACTATTAAGTTCCATACCTTCTTCATTTCAGCTTTGTTAAGTTTCTTCATAGTTTTATTCTCCTTTCTTGAAGAATCTTTACATACTTCTATAACATGGTCAATCTTTTTAACGAATTGGCAAAAAAGAAGAGGCATGAAAACCTCTTCTGATATGTTCTATTGTTTGTAATTACCGTTTATTCCAACGTCTTACAATCCCGTCAACTGGTGGCACGATCATCATTGCTATTATTGCATATGTTATTGTTTCATCCTGCACTGCAAATCTGATCATTTCCAGATCGTCGAGAATGCTAAGTGTTGTTACCAATATTACTACGATAGATGCTATCAGTACTATTAAGTTCCATACCTTCTTCATTTCAGCTTTGTTAAGTTTCTTCATAGTTTTATTCTCCTTTCTTGAAGAATCTTTACATACTTCTATAACATGATAAACTTTTTTAACGAATCAACATAATCACAAAATTCACAAGAAAGTAGGTGACATCTATGCCAAGACGTAAAGCGGAACCCATAGATGCCAGTACAGTAGATGCTCCGTCTTTGACAAGAGATGCCAGAGAAGCGCAAATGATAAATCTTGCTGTAAATCTGGCAGAAAAGCAACTCCGCGATGGTACAGCTTCAGCACAGGTTATAACACATTACCTTAAACTTGGAACAGAGAAAGAACGCCTCGAAAGAGAAAAACTCCGCCATGAAACTGCCCTTCTAGAATCAAAGAAGCACGCTATCGAAAATGCTGAGCATACAGAAGAGCTTTATAGGAACGCTATTGAGGCGATGCGAGAATACACAACAAGACCGTCGCAAATAATCGATGATGATTTTTGATATCTAGGAGGAGGCTATTATGTGGTTAACGACTAGAGAAGATTCTCTATGCCACTACGGTGTTAAAGGACAGAAAAAGGGGAATCGTAGATACATAACTACCGATGGACATTATACTCCTCTTGGGATGGAACGTAAACTCGAAAGTTATTATTATGTTTTATCGCCAAAGCAGCACATTAAAATTTGGAAAAGAAAAGGTGAGACCGAGTACCGTATCAACAAAGTAATGAAAAAACTAAGCGATAAAGAGATTTCTAAAATACCGGCCGTTAAACGCTTTAATAACCGTGATGTCATAAATCCGTTTACAACTTATTCCCAGTTTAGAAACGATTCGTTCATTACCATTGACGATTATAGAAATTCCAAATCCCCTGGTGCTTCTGGTCCTCATACAAATGACGGTAAAATGATTAACATCGCTTCTGCCGACAAGTCGAGGTCTTCTGGTGATACTGATTATTTGCTTAGACAAGCTATACGAAAGAATCAGGATACTAAGTTGCTTGCCGAAGTTACGAAAGATAATAAAGCAGCAATAGATCTCATGGAGAGGAATGGTTTTAAGGTTATAGATGAAATAGACGATACTTTATATTTCGAAAGGCAAGCTGGGGTTCCTGTTCCAATGTCGTCTAAAACAAATAGAGTTGGAGTTAAGAAGATAGCACAGATACAACAGGAAAAACATGCTATAAAACATACCGCCATCACGAAAGATAATGAGGATCAGCATTTCGGGCTTCCTGATAAAAAGAAATTTCCATTACCAGACAGAGCTCATGTATTGTCTGCTATAAAGTTTTTTAATTACGCTAAACCAACCGAAGAAGCACAATTGGCTAGAGCTATAAAAAAGCGTATGAAAGAACTCGGAATGACGGAAGTAAATGTTGGACCTGATAACCGATTTGGAAAATATTACCACCGGTGAGATGTGTAAAAGTAATGAAAACATATACCGAGTTAATACTCTTACCGACATTCATGGAGCGCTTTAACTATTTAAAACTTGATGGCGTTAAGTTCCAAGCTACATTTGGAATCGATCGATACTTAAACCAAATATTCTATCATACTTCTGAATGGAAAAGTGTAAGAAATTTTATAATTACAAGAGATAACGGATGTGACCTTGGGATACACGATAGACATATCCAGGGTAAGATATTTATACATCATTTAAACCCAATCACGATAGATGATATCACATATAGACGTGATAAGCTTCTAGATCCTGATAATCTTATTTCGGTATGCTATAACACTCATCAAGCTATACATTACGGTAATCTAAACCTTATAATACCGGATGAGGTACCAGAAAGGCATCCGAATGACACATGCCCTTGGAAGGAGTAAAGCATGACAAAGAAAAGAAATTACCAGTCTATGTTTGATCATCCGGTAGTAAGATCTTATAACGAAGCTGTAGAAAAGGATACTATCGAAAGTCAAACTGAAGAAGTAAAAGAGCCAAATCATGCAATGGTTAAAGAGCCTATTACAAAACGTGTTATCGCACCAAACAAACTTAGGTTCAGAAAAGCACCAGACGGAGATGTTATTAACCTTATACCATACGGGACTAGAGTTGTGGTATTGTCCGAAAACGGAAAGTGGACTAAGATTAAACATAATAATATTGCCGGATTTGTAATGTCAGAATTTCTTGAGTGAAGGAGATCATTATGTGGATTTGTCATTCGCAAGAGGGAACAACTTGGAAAAAAGATACTGTTTATGAGTCCCGAGAAGGTAAACCGAATGATTACACATATCATTATCCTTCTGGATATTTCGATAAACATCGGAATAAAGATTCTAAAGATTCTGAAAGTTCCGACAGTTCTGATAATACTCAGTCTGAACAAGAGACAAAGGAATTAGATGCTGATACTATATCCAAAGTTGCTGACGATGTAATACGTGGTGAATACGGTAATGGTCAGGCTAGAAAAGAAGCTTTACAGAAAGCCGGTTTCGACTATGATACTATTCAGTCTGAAGTAAACAAGAAACTGTTAAACAAGTCTACTGCCAGCAAGTCTTCAAGTTCTAAGAGTAAGACCAAAGATAAGAGTAAAGTTAAGAGCAAAAAGAAAGCTACACCAAAAACACAATACGGAGATGCCGACAGATCGTCAATGGCAAAACCTTCAAGATATGGCGATTTACACACTCATAAGAATTATATTATTGCGGCTAAGAAAAACGTAAACTCTGTTAAACATGGTATATGGTTCACTGATAGAATTGACGAAATGTATATGTGAAGGAGGTATGTATGAGCGAAAGCATACTTATCTCGGTAAAGCATAAGATCGGCATATCAGACGATGATACAGGATTTGATGATCAGATTATAGACTATATTAACGCTACACTTTCTATAGTTTGGCAGCTTGGCGATATAGGCAAGAAAAATTTCTGTATTACTGGGAGCGATGAGACTTGGGCAGATTATCTTGGTGATGATGAAACTAAGTTTAGTATGGTTAAGTCTTATGTGGCACTTAAGGTTAAAACAATGTTCGACCCAGGCCAAAGCAACGTACAAAGCGCTAACGAAAAAGTATTAGCTGAGTTTGAGTCAAGACTTAACTATATGTCAGATCCGACTGTAACCGAAATCGAAGCATCTAACTATAAGCCATTGTGGGATATTGGGGAGGTAGACTATGAGTGAATACCTTTTTATAAGGCGGCCTCAAATTCAAAATGACGACGAATTGATGCACTTTCAGCATTTAGGGGCTAAACATGGCCAGCATAAGTTTGCTTCTTACGAGTCATCGCCGGGTGTTTGGGTTTATGAATCTTCTCAGGATCACGCCCCATCGACAAGTGGTGAGCTTTCTTCTAGGAAAGCAAATGTCCCAAAAGGAAAATCTGCGTTATCGAAAAAACTTGCTGAAACTGCTAAGAAAGCTACAGGCCTTGGTACGTCTAATAGGCCATCCGAATATGTTACAAAGAGCCAAATTAAGAAAGCGATTCATGATTACAACAAAGTAAATGGAACACACTATAAGGCTAAAAATTTTAATACTATAAAGATCGGTAAGTATAAGTATGATATGAAGGGTAACAGGATCAACGAGAAAATCGGTGCTGACGTTGATCTACAAAACCTTAGTAAGAGAAATTCCAATCGTGTTAAATCTCAGACAAATGAAAAAATAAGACAGGATCTTGCGGATGCTCAGCACACAGTCAACTCACAGCGAATGAAACCGATTTCTGAGATGACGACAGAAGAGCTTAAAAGTGCTGTTAAAAGAATGGATGCTGAACAAGAATATTTAGCTAGACTTAACCTTAGAGTTGTTGATACTCCTAAAACCAAGAAAGAGCGTGTCGCTGATTTTCTTAAAGAAAACGGGGCCTTAGCGGCAAATACTTTAACCAAAGCAGCTATTGAAGGCGCTGGTGCCGGTCTCAAGGAATATATTAAGTTTAGTACGATGAAGGCCCTTATGAATCAGAACCAGCAGAATCAGAATCAGCCGAATCAGAATCAGAATAGAAATCAGAACCAGCAAAACCAGCAGAATCGGCAGAACCAGCAGAATCGGCAGAACCAGGATCAGCAAAACCAGAACCAGAATTGGAATCAGCAAAACCAGCAGAACCAGAATAGGAACCAGAACCAGCAGAATCAGAATTGGAATCAGAACCAGCAGAACCAGCAAAATCAGCAAAATCAGAATAGGAACCAGAACCAGGATCAGAATACTTCTCAGAATATTGCACCAACTAATGGTAGACCTTTGCCGTTATCTTCCTCAAACCAGGCTAATAACATTTCTGCTATTGGTAATTCTGTTACTAGAACTGATAACTCATCTCAGAGTAATCAGAGATCACTGTTTGGCACTACAGGACAAAACGGTGATTTTAGTAGCATATCTAATCCTGTTTCTAGAACAAATGATACATCTCAGAGACCTTTATTTAGTACACCCGGACAAAATGGTGATTTTAGTAGCATATCCAATCCTGTAAGAAGCACAAGTTTTAGATCTATATCTCCATCAAACCAGGATAATAACATTTCTTCTATTGGTAATCCTGTAAGAAACACAAGTCTTAGATCTTTGCCGTTATCTTCCTCAAACCAGGCTAATAACATTTCTGCTATTGCTAATCCTGTTTCTAGAACTGATAACTCATCTCAGAGTAACCTGAGACCATTGTTTAGAACACCAGGTGCTAATGAGAAAGAAAAAGAGAGCCAGAGGATTTCACCAGTTAATAAACTTCTAAGAAAACAGCTTAACATAAAAATGTCCGAACTTGAGAGATCTGCTTCAGAGGTCGATGCATATAATAGCGCGGCTTCAGAATCTATAAGAAGACAGCTTAACGCAAACTACTACGAATCTGTAAGAAGCTCATCAATTTTTAAATCTTTATTTGGATCTGGTTCAAACCAGGATAATAACATTTCTTCTGCTGCTAATACTGTTTCTAGAACAAATGATACATCTCAGAGATCATTATTTAGCACACCAGGACAAAATGGAAATGCTAGTAGCATATCTAATCCTGTAAGAAGCACAAGTCTTAGATCTTTGCCGTTATCTTCCTCAACCCAGTCTAATAACATTTCTTCTATTGGTAATCTTGTAAGAAACACAAGTATTAGATCTTTGCCTTTATCTTCCTCAAACCAGGATAATAACATTTCTTCTATTGGTAATCCTGTAAGAAGCACAAGTCTTAGATCTTTGCCGTTATCTTCCTCAACCCAGTCTAATAACATTTCTTCTGTTGGTAATACTGTTTCTAGAACTGGCAATTCATCTCAGAGACCTTTATTTAGAACTTCAGGAACAAATCCTGCCAATGCAGCCAATGCAGCATATGCCGCCGCTAAAGAAAAAGAGCGCCAGAGGATTTTAGCAGATAACGAACGTCTCAGAGAACAGCTTAATAGAAAAATGTCCGAATTTAATAGATCTGCTTCAGAGATCGATGCATATAATGAAGCCGCTTTAGCATCCATAAGAAGAAAGCTTAACACAAACTACAACGATCTTTACGGCGGAAATAGATGATAGGATGGTTTATATATGTTATCAAACACAGCAGTACCGAAATATTACGGACAGTTTAGAGACGCTGTAGTACGAGGTGAAATTCCAGTTTGCAGAGAAATAGATATGGAGATGAATCGTATCGATTCTCTTATTGCTAACCCTGGTGTATACTATGATGAGGATGCGGTGGAAGGCTGGATAAAATTTTGTGAGAAAGAGCTTACTCTTACTGATGGATCTGACCTTGATTTATTGCCGTCGTTTAAATTATGGGGCGAACAGATATTCGGTTGGTATTATATAGTTAATCGAAAAGTGTTCGTTCCTGATAAACACGGCGGCGATGGATATTTTATTAAAAAGAGAATACTTAAGCGTCTTATAAACAAACAATATCTCATTGTTGGAAGAGGTGCTGCCAAGTCGTTATATGATGAGACTCTGCAATCATATTTTCTTATAACTGACACGACAACAACCCATCAAATAACCACAGCTCCGACAGTAAGGCAATCTGATGAGGTTTTATCACCACTCAGAACTGCAATAGCTAGAAGTAGAGGTCCTTTGTTTAAATTTATGACAGAAGGTTCCCTGCAGAATACAACCGGAAGCAAAGCCAATAGAATGAAACTTGCGCCAACAAAAGACGGCATAAAAAATTTTATAACAGACTCTTTGCTAGAACCTAGACCGATGTCGATAGACAAATTACAAGGTCTACGATGTAAAGTGGCGACCGTAGACGAGTGGCTGTCTGGTGACATACGAGAAGATCCTGTTGGTGCTATTGAGCAGGGTGCTTCTAAAGTTGATGATTATTTGATAATTGCTAGTTCTTCAGAAGGAACTGTAAGAAACGGTCCTGGCGATGATGTAAAGATCGAACTTCATAAAATACTTAAGGGTGAGTATATAAACCCACATGTTTCTATATTTTGGTATAAGTTAGATAACATTAAAGAAGTCGGACAACCTAAATACTGGTTAAAAGCAAACCCTAATCTTGGAAGAACCGTGTCATATGAGACCTATCAGCTTGATGTTGAGAGAGCAGAACATTCTCCAGCCGCAAGAAATGATATTTTGGCCAAAAGATTCGGATTGCCAATGGAAGGTTATACGTACTTCTTCACATTCGAGGAAACAAAACCCACAAAACGTAAACTTAATTTTCATGGATGCGCTTGTTCTATGGGTGCAGATTTGTCTCAAGGCGATGACTTCTGTTCATTTACGTTTTTATTTCCTGCCGGCAATGGTGCTTTCGGTGTAAAGACTATAAACTATATAACTGAGACAACTTATAAAGAATTGCCAGAATCAATGCGACAAAAGTATGATCAGTTTATAGCTGAAGGAAGTCTTGTAATAATGCCAGGTACTATTCTTAACATAATGGACGTGTATGATGATCTTGATGCTCGTATTGTGGCGGCTGAGTATGATGTAAGATCGTTTGGATATGATCCATACAATGCTAGAGAATTTGTAGAAAAGTGGGCTAATGAAAACGGACCGTTTGGGATTGAGAAAGTAAGACAGGGAGCTCAAACTGAGACAGTTCCACTTGGCGAAATTAAGAAACTTACGGAACAAAAATTGCTAGAGTTCGATCAGTCTATCATGCAATTTTGTATGGGAAATGCTATAACACTCGAAGATACAAACGGTAATAGAAAGCTTCTAAAAAGAAGGTATGAAGCTAAAATAGATGCGGTCGCTTCACTTATTGATGCTTGGGTTGCGTATAAACTAAATCTTGAGGCTTTTGAGTAGATCATCTTATGAATGGAGTATACTATGAGCGATTATTTAATTCATTCTGGTAAGCTTGGTATGAAATGGTATCATCACGATAAAGATGCCTATCAGACAAAAAGCGGCAACTGGGTTTATGGTAGAAATAAGCCTTCGGAAAATCGTGGTTTAAAAGCAGCAAAGACAGATGGTAAAACAATAAGCATAGACGGCAAAAAGGGAGCTTCAAATATTCTTGATATCCTAGATGATGCCGTAAAAGCAAATGTAGTAGGTAAGCTCGCCGATTATGACCCAAGTAGAAGTCAAAACTGTATGAGTTGCGTTATTGCCTACGATCTTAGAAGAACTGGTAATAAAGTTCAAGCAATAGAGACTGTTGAAGGTATGTCAACTTTTGTCGTTGCTGACATATACAAAAACACCAAATTTACCGATTATGTTATTAGTGCAAAAAGAGCTGGCACTAATAAGTCAATAACTGAGGGTATGACAGATTCGGAGTTTGATAGCATGGTTAACCATCTTAAGTCCAATGGCGAAAATACAAGAGGCATTGTGACAGTCGATTGGAAATCTAAAAATGGTGAAACCTATAATGGTGGTCATGCTATGAACTATGAAGTAAAAAATGGAAAGTTTTATTTGATCGACGGTCAGATTGGTAAAGTATATGACGAACAACATGCTAGAAAGCAGCTTTCTAATGCGTGTAATGTTATAACACTTAGAACTGATAACAGACAAGTAAATCTTGACTACGCTAAAAAATACTTTGTAGAACCAGAAGGCACAAAAGTATCAAACACAGGTAAAGATGTGTACAACGCATATATCAGGCGTAAATTCGGTAGCGGTTTGCTTAAAGCAGGCTTAGTTGCAACACCAGTTTCAATTGGCTTATCAGCTATACATCCGGCATTTTTCGCCGTTAGCATTGCTGCAGTTGCTACAAGTATTGGTGGATCTATTATTGACGATAAGTCCAAAAAGGCAGCACGAAAAATAGTTCAAAATAATAGAAACGAAACTGCTAATAAAATTATAGAAAAACTAAAAGGCGTTAAAGTAGATCCTGAACTAGTAAATTATAAGGTGGACAATGTTATGAGAAGTCTTCCAGAGTATAACCGTGTTTATAATATGGCCGTCGGTGACAACCAGTTAGATGTTGATTTGATTCTTTCAAACCTTAAAACCACTGATAGTAATAACGCAGTCAATAATACCCCTAACCGCAATAGAGCTCCAATACCAGTAGCATTACCGACGGGTAGAAATACAAGAGTTGGTATTACTAGTAGTCAAAAGGGTTCTATGAAGTCTCTTTATACTAAAGGCGTTCCTATAGATGAAATAGCAGAAAAACTTGGTGTATCACCTAGTACAGTATCTAAGTATGTAAAATAGCAAAGTATATTTGGTAAGTCATCTTATGAATGGAGCATACTATGAGCGATTATTTAATTCATTCTGGTAAGCTTGGTATGAAATGGTATCAGCATGATAAAAATGCTTATCAGACAGAAGCTGGTAACTGGGTTTATGGAAGAAATAAACCTTCGGAACGTGATAATGCTGTTAAACAACAAATTGCACGAAAAGTTGCAAAAGAAGTAGCACGAGCTAGAAAAACCGGTGAGTACGACATGGAATTCTTAGAAAGAAATTTAGATATAGATCCGCACACCGACAAGCAGTATAAAGGAAAAGCGTTGGATAAAGCTTATGCTAAATATTTAACAGCTGAATATTCAAAAAGTATAAGTAACAGTGAGACAAAAAGCGGTAACTGGGTTTATGGTGGAAATAAGCCTTCAGAAAGTTGGAACTTAACCACAGAAAAGACCGGCAGTAAAACAAAAAGTGTAAACGGCAAAGCGAGCGCTTTAGATATTCTTGATATCGTGGATGATGCCATGAAAACAAATGTAGTAGGTAAGAATGTTGATTATAGCCCAAGCAGAAATCAAAACTGCGTGAGTTGTGCCATCGCCTATGATCTTAGAAGAGCTGGTAATAAAGTTCAATCGATAGAGACCGCTGAAGGTATGTCGGCTTTTGTAGTCGCTGACATATACAAAAAAACTAAAACTACAGATTATGTTATTAGCGCAAAAAGAACCGGAACTGCTAAGTCATTAACTTCTGGCATGACAGATCAAGAGTTTGATGGTATGGTTAACCATCTTAAGTCCGCTGGCGAAAACTCAAGAGGTATCATAACAGTCAATTGGAAATCTAAACATGGTGAACGCTATGTTGGTGGCCATGCTATGAACTATGAAGTAAAAAATGGAAAGTTTTATTTGATTGATAGTCAAAGCGGTGAAGTATTTGACGAACAAGGTTCTAGAAAGCAGCTTTCTTATGCGTATGATGTTATGACACTTAGAACTGATAACCGACGTGCAAACCTTGACTACGCTAAAAGTTACTTTGTAGAACCAGAAGGTACAAAAATAACAGATGTAAGTAAAGGTTTGAAAACCGCACATACCATTAGTAAAATTGGTACAGGTGTGCGTACAGCCGCTGCTCTTACAACATCACCTTTAATGATCGCATCGTATGTGGCTCCGCAACTTTTCCTTGCCGCATTGGGATCAGCTGGTGTATCTTACGTTTCATCAGCTGTTACAACTGCAGCTAGAACTTCAGCACTAACAACAATTCAAAAAAGTAGAAACCAATCAGCTGCTAAAATTATAGAAAGACTAACAGGCGATACAGTAGATCCAAAACAGGTATCTGCTAACGCGATTAGTACTATGAGACGTCTTCCGGAGTATAAACGTGTTTATATGACAGACACTGATGACAAACATTTGGATGCTGCTAAAATTATGTCGGAACTTAAAACCACCGATAATAATGGTACCAATACCACTAATAATACCACTAACCGCAATAGAGCTCCAATACCAGTAGCATTACCGACTGGAAGAAACGGTAGAAACACTAGAAACGAATCAGTCGATAAAGAACGTGGGAATGCTATTAACGAACGAGTTAGACGAGCAAGAGAAACTGGTAAGTACGACATGGAATTTCTAGAAAAAGGGTTAGATGTAAATCAGCGTACTGGTAATCTTCTTAAAGGAAAAGAGTTAGATAAAGCTTATGCTGAATATTTAAGAAGTAAAAGTAACAGTAATAATTCAAAATCCAAGTCAGCAGCATCACAGACTACTAGAAATACAAGTATCGGTGTTACTAGTAGTCAAAAAGGTTCTATGAAGTCTCTTTATGCTAAAGGCGTCCCTATAGATGAAATTGCAGAAAAACTCGGAGTATCACCAAGTACAGTATCTAAGTATGTAAGATAGCAAATGAGATTTGGTATGTTATCTTATAAAAAAGGAGTATAACATGAGCGATTATTTAATTCATTCTGGTAAGCTTGGTATGAAATGGGGGCAACATAAATTCGCTCTTTATATGACCCCTGGACATAACTGGGTGTATAAATCATCAATAGGTCATCTTTCAAAAGAAGCGCAGGCTCGTGCTATTAGTAAGTCCGGGTCTAAGGGAATGACATTTATAGGTGATAGGGAAACTCGCAGCATAATTCGAGATCCTTTGACCGGACAATATGAAGATACTGCAACAGCTCTTGGTAACATATTTAGCGGTAAATCTTCTAAAGAATACGAAGATGATCAATATGATGATTTTTACAAAAGAACATCTAATATGCTACTGCGCGGTATGGAAGCTGCTGGTATTACATCTGTTGGTCTAAAAGATAGATGGACCGTTACTGACGATATTATGAGGTCATGTAATCCTGGTAACAAAACAGTTCGGAGAGATGATGGTACTGTTGATACAAGTTCTTCGGAAGTAGGAACTACTAATAATTGTACAAAGTGTACTGCAGCTTTAGAGCTTGGTATGAGAGGGTATCCCGTAAAAGCCGGTAGATGTATAGAAGGAGCTAATAGAGGTTCTTTCATGGAATGGTTTAAAGGAGCCGAAACCAAAGTAACTTCATATGACGACGGCACCGCTGCCATTCATTCCATGCCTGACAACTCATCTGGTCAGATAGCTTTGTTTATGCAGAATGGCGGTGGTCATGCTATGCACTGGACTAAAACCAATGGCAAGTTTGAAATCCAGGATGGTCAGAGCGGTGAAAGATATTCATCAACCGACGAGTTTATCGAAAAGCATCCATGGTTTTCCAAAAACAGAGAAATGGAACTTACAAGACTCGACAACTGTGAACCCGATTGGGATAATATGAACTATAGTTCTGTAGTTGAAGTGCGAAATGACGTTGGTGAAAGAAATGGTAGCGATTGGACTGGATATAATGTATCTGGGACACAGTATCATACTTATGATGATTATGGTCATAATAATGTCAGAGATAAATATTTCTCAGATCCGATTATTGATGACTATGAGAGCTTTAAGAAAAATGTTCTGTCCAATAGTAAGCGTGGCAAGTCCGTTGAAGATATTCAAAAGAGATATTCCAATGTTTCTCTCGATGATCTTTGGGATATTATTAAAGGTTAAGGAGATAAAACATGAGTATGAGTTTTACTGATATAGCTAAGAATATAATATCCAAAAATCCTAATTATAGAGTCATCGCGATAATAGATATCGGAAATTACATCGTGTTTAATTTGGATAAGAAAGATCATACAGGTCCAATTACCGAATCCGATCCCTTAACCTTTTCCGTAAACAAAAAGACAAAAGCTACTGAGCAATTTAACTGGGGTGTATATTCTGGGAAAACTTATAACGTGCTTTGGGAAGAAGGGTAATATTTATGAGCAGATGGATAATCTCCCATTCCGGTATTAAGGGTCAGAAGTGTGGTGTAAGGAGGTATGAGACTTATGCTGGTCACTTAACGCCTTTGGGGACTTTCCAGAAAAACTCGGAGTATCACCAAGTACAGTATCTAAGTATCTAAAATAATAAAGGAGATTTGGTATGTCATATACGGCAAAACAGGCTGCTGATATTTTAAGAAAAGCTAAGCCTGATGTTAACATCATCAATTGTTGCGATTATGGTAAAGAGTTTCTTTTTACAGCTCCTAAAAATGGTAGCAAAAATGATATAGATCCATTTTATCTTATTGATAAGAACACTGGGGCTATCACTGGTTATACAATAGCTGAAGATCCTGATAAGTACTATTCGGCAAAGGATGTTAACTTTGACTAAGGAGGACTAAATTGGCGTTACTAGATAGACTTAAAAATTCCTGGAACGCTTTCATAGGCCGTGATCCTACATTAAACAAGCTACCTGATATATACGATCCTTATGGTGCCTATGGAGTTCGTCCAGACAGAGTTCGGTTTACTAGAGGTAACGAACGGTCAATCGTTACTGGAATACTTAATCGAATTTCTGTTGATGCTGCACAGATTGACTTCAAACATGTAATGCTTGATAAAGACCGACGTTTTCTTTCCGAAAAGAAATCAGGTCTAAACAATTGCCTTACTATGGAAGCTAATATCGATCAGACTGGTAGAGCGCTTATACAAGATATTGTGATGAGTATGCTTGATGAAGGGTGCGTGGCTGTGGTCCCTACTGATACTGGATCAAATCCTTTAAAGAGCGAAAGTTATGATATTTTAACACTTAGATGCGGCAAGATCGTTGAATGGCGACCAACGCAGGTAAAAGTGCATTTGTATAACGAAAGAACCGGCAAGAAAGAGGATATTATGCTGCCAAAAAGCATGGTAGCCATAATAGAAAATCCGTTCTATGCTATACTGAATGAACCCAATGCTATATATACTAGGCTCAAAAAGAAGCTATCACTTCTTGATACGACTGATGAAGAACAGGCTTCTGGAAAACTTAACATGATTCTGCAACTCCCATACATAATAAAGACTGAAGCTAGAAGACGACAAGCAGAACAAAGAAGAGCTGATCTCGAAGACCAACTTTCTAGTTCTAAGTACGGTATAGCTTATACAGACGGTACTGAAAAAGTAACTCAGCTTGGGCATCCTATAGACAATACACTTCTGGAGCAGGTTAAAATGTTTCAGGAGCAGCTTTATTCTGTTATGGGTATAACTCAGTCTATTCTCGATTCTACAGCTGATGAAAAGACTATGCAGAATTATTACTCAAGGACTATCGAGCCAATCCTCAATGCTATTTGTGACGAGATGAACCGAAAGTTCTTGACAAGTACAGCTCGAACTCAGGGACAAGCTGTTAGATATTTTAGAGATCCATTTAAGCTTGTGCCGATAACAGAGCTTCCAGACCTTGCTGATAAGATGACAAGGAACGAGATCATGACATCTAATGAGTGGCGTCAGATTATTGGTCTCAAACCTGCAGATGATCCTTCGGCTAACGAACTTAGAAATAAGAACATCTCGCAGTCTTCTGAAGAAATAGCGGCAAAGAACGGTGATAGCCTTTTAGGTGAAGAAACGACAGAACAAGGATCGGAAGGAACCGATGAAATACGACTGGAAAGAAGGTTTGACAATCCAGAAGTAGAAAAGTTTATTAATGGATTGGGATGAATAAGGAGAATTCAAAATGAGACGTAAATGTTCATTCCAGGGTTGGGCAACTAAGAATGATTTAAGATGCACCGATGGCAGAACAATCAGACGTAACGCATTTGCCTCTCAAGATGGCGACAGGGTTCCTCTTGTTTGGAATCATCAGCATGACAGAATCGATAATGTAATAGGTCATGCAGATCTTGAAAATCGTGAAGAAGGCGTTTGGGCGTATTGCTATCTAAATGATACCCCACAGGCTAAATATGCAGACATTGCGATAAAACATGGTGATCTTAATACTCTTTCTATTTATGCCAACAAGCTTAAACAGGTTGGTGGAGATGTTCTGCATGGCGTTATAAGAGAGGTAAGCCTTGTTCTTGCTGGTGCTAACCCTGGTGCAAAAATACTAGATACATCTATCGCACATGGTGATGATGAATACGGTGAAGCGGTTATCGCATTGTCAGATTCTGATGAAGATTGCCTTATTCATTACGACTTTGATGATGGCGGTGAAGATTGCGATGCATCTGAAGAACCTAAGCCTGAACCTAAGTCTGAACCTGTGCCCGAAACTAAAACGGAACCAGTAATTCAGCATGCGGAGGAAAACATGGAAGAAAAAAATAATGCACCTGAAAATGGTGGCGAACAGAAAGAAAAGACAATCGGCGACGTACTTAATACCATGAATGATGAACAGCTACAGGTGGTTGAAGCTCTGGTTGCTCAGGCTCTTAAAGAAGGGCAGGATGCAAAGAAAGAAGAGCCTAAAAAAGAAGAATCTGCTGAAGACGAAGATGATGAGGAGGAGTATATGAAACACAATGTTTTTGACAGCGATTATGAGAACAATAACCCCTTCGTTCTTACAAATGACGATCAGGCAGCTATTATCGCTGATGCTGAGAACTATGGTGGATCACTTAAGAGATCTTGGATAGCACATGCAAATGCTATGGGAATTGATGCAAACGCACTTCAGCATGATGCAGATTCTGATGCTGGTATTACAAGATCACTTCATGTTGGTGATACTGGCGCGCAGACATATGGTGTAACTGAGCCTTCTTTCCTGTTCCCGGAAGCACATGCTCTTAACACAACTCCTTATATGATCCAGAGACGCCAGGAGTGGGTTGCTAAGGTATTTAACGCAGCTAAGCACGTTCCTTATGGCAGAATTAAGAGCCTGTTTGCTGATATCACAATGGACGAAGCAAGGGCTAAGGGCTATGTAAAGGGAACTGAGAAGCAGGAAGAAGTATTTGAGCTCTTGAAGAGAATCACCCTGCCTACAACCGTTTACAAGAAACAGAAGATCGACCGTGATGATACAATTGATATTACAGATTTCGATATGGTTGCATTCATTAAGGGTGAGATGAGAGTAATGCTGGATGAAGAACTCTCTCGTGCCGTTCTGCTTGGTGATGGAAGAGCTGCTTCTTCTAACGATAAGATTAAGGAAGATTGCATCCGTCCTATCTGGAAAGATGCTGATCTGTTCGTAATCAATAAGACTTTCGTAGCATCCGCTGATACTGATGAAGAGAAAGCTGCTAAAGCTGATTGCAAGGCATTTAGACGTGCTGCTATCAAAGCTCGTAAGGATTATAAGGGAACTGGAAATCCTGTTCTGTTCACAACCGCTGATAGAGTATCTGACTTCCTGCTCATGGAGAATGAGATCGGAGAAGCTAAGTATAAGACACTTGCCGAGCTTGCATCAGCACTTAGAGTTCGTGACATCGTTGAAGTTCCTGTTATGGAAGGTCAGACAAGAGTTGTTAACGGTCAGACAAGAAATCTCGAAGGTATTATTGTCAACATGGCTGACTACACAATCGGCGCTGACAAGGGTGGAGCTGTTTCGATGTTTGACGACTTCGACATCAACTTCAACCAGATGATTTACCTGATTGAGACAAGATGCTGCGGAGCTCTTACAATTCCGAAGTCTGCTATCGTTATTGAGTCTACTAATAACGCTGACGGTTCTATCTCCGGCTGATAATTTAAGGCCATTTTTCTTACTTCTATCCTATAAAGTACCGGTTGCATACGTTTGATCATAGGTATGACGTAATATGCGGATCTGACCACAATGTTTAGCTTTCCGGTACAATTAAAAATTCAAAATGGGGGTAAATCTATACAATGTTCAAGATAACCATTGTTTTGACAAATACAAAAAATCCGTTTGCAACTGAATGCGAAAATTATAACCTTACAAATTCTGTTCTTAGAATTGTTAAGGATTCAGAAACTCAGCACGCTATAACAATTCCTCGTGAGAATATTATAATGTTTGATTCATACAAGATACCTGAGAATGAAGCTTCTGGTGATAAGACTGCAAATGAAGATGCGGCTTACGACATAGACAATTCACCGGAATAAATTAATCTAAGGAGGATAAACCATGTCGGGATTCACTTTTACTCGGGGTACAACTCCTGGATTTAGGCTGGTTTTTCCTGCTGACAATCCAATAGACGAATACACAACCATTGAACTTGGATTTAGTCAGATTTCCACAGTTAATGGTTATAGACAGATAAAGAAAAGCGTAACTCTTATGCCTACACAGAGGGAAATTGCATCAAACTCTGTTCATTATAGGCTTAGTCAGTATGATTCTCTTAAATTTGAGCCTGGTCAGGTTGATCTTCAGGTAGCAATTGTGAAATCGAATGGCGCATGTTACAAGTCAAGGATTTACAGAATCATAAATGTAAGAGATACCGTAATAGACTCTAGAGTTCCTGATAAAGATTCTACTTATGTTGAACCAGCACCTGAACCCGAACCAGAACCAACCGAACCGACAACGCCATAACGAGAGGTGACCTGATGGATGATTATATTGTAGATGGATTGTTAGATTTAACTTTTATATCTGATGAATCTGAGCCTCTCATGGATATTCCGATTCAGGTAACGTCTGATGAATCTGGGCCTCTCCTTGAAATTCCGGTTCAGATAATAGATGACCCGACAATGGCTGCTGCTGAGATACATTTGAATGAAGTTCTGATGCTAGAAATTGAGAGGGCTCAGAATACAGAAACAAACATTGCGAATAACTTAGCAGCCGAAATACTTAGATCTACAGGCCTTGACACAGAGCATACTAATGCTATAAATGTGTTAAATGGCGATGAGACAACTCCTGGTTCTGTTAAGAAAACAGTAGCGGATGAAATAGCTAAAGTTATTGCTGGAGCTCCAGAATCATTCGATACGTTAAAAGAGCTTGCCGATTGGATAAGCTATAACGAAACAGATGCCGCTGGTATGAACAGTCGAATTATTGCAAATAAGAATGCAATAGATAATGAAGTTGTGGCTGCTAGGGCTGCTGAGGATAGTCTTAGTACAAGGATTACGAATGAAGTTTCGAGAGCAACTGCTGCTGAACAAGCTCTTGGTAATCTTTTACAGTCATATGTCGACACCATACCAGAAATAACCATAGTAGCAAACAACATCGAAAATGTAAATGACGTAGCTGAGGGTATTTCGACTATAAATACACTTGCTTCCGATCTTACAAATGTTGATACTGTAGCAGGATCTATTTCAAACGTAAACGCTACAGGATCAGATATAGCAAACGTTAATACTGTAGCTTCCGATCTTACAAATGTTGATATTTTAGCTACATCTATTGCAAATGTCGACACCGTAGCAGCATCTATATCAGATGTTAATGCTGTTTCTTCTGACATAGCAAATGTTAATTCTGTAGTTTCCGATCTTACGAACATTGATGCTGTAGCTGGATCTATTGCAAATGTCAACACTGTATCAGCTTCTATTGCTAGTGTTAATGCTGTTGCTACTAACATCTCTGGCATCACTTTGGTATCTAACGATCTTACAAACATTGATGCTGTAGCTGGGGCTATTTCTACTATTAACACAGTTGCTGGTGATCTTACAAATGTTGATATTTTAGCAAGCAGCATATCAGACATAAATAGTGTAAGTGATTCGATAAGCGACATTACCACAGTATCTGCTAGCATAGCTGATGTTAGTGCCGTTGCTAATAATTTGTCTGATATTCGTGCTGCTGTTCAGAGTGCAGAAGATGCTGAAGCGTGGGCTGTAGGTACTATTGGTGGTGTACCAGTCGCATCTTCTGCCGAACAGCATGAAAATAATTCCAAATATTACGCCGAGCTTGCGGAATCTATTGCCTCCGATATTAATTCTATTGAAGTTACAACCATGCCTACGGCTTCAGCAGAACTTGTTAATCAGGTTAGAATCTATATCGGTCAGACCACATCCACTTATACATCTGGTCAGAGCTATCAGTGTATTGAAGATCCCGAAAATGCAGGTGTTTATATTTGGGAACCTACAGCGTCAAAAGTAACTGTTGATAACGTAACAATTCAGGAAAACGCAAGTGGTCAGCTCGAAACCGTTGTTAAGATATGGGATGGAAGTAGCGCTGATTGGAAAGCTTTAAGCTCAGAAGAAAAATCCAAGTGGACTATTGTTAACATAACGGATGACGCTGACGATACATCGACCATTGAAACACAAATTCAAGCGTTGACAAATTCAGTAAATACAAATACTGGTAACATCCAAACGTTAACAAATACTGTAAATACAAATTCTGACAACATTGCAGATGACAATGATGAATACAATTCCAATCATAATTATGTGGTGGGTGAATATTGTATTAGTCCAGATGATGGTACCTTACAAAAGTGCGTAGTTGCGACATCAGGAGGATCATGGGCTACTGTTAAAGATACGTGCTTTACAAAAGATTCGTTAACCAATGTGGTTAAAACTTTGAATTCTAAGTTAAGTGACTTATGCGTTGGCGTATATGTGCATAAATATTTCAATTCCTCTAAAGATTTTGTGTACACAGGAATTTCGTATGTGGCACCTGATGACGGATATTATTGCCTCACTTTTCAAGCCTTTTTTAACCAAGCAAAGCCGGATATCGTTGCAGTGTCAAGAAAAGAGTCACGATATGATGAAATATCTTCTGCCGTTGTTGGACGTAACATGGCTACATGCCCGGTTATCATGCATTTATATAAAGGAAACTCATTATTCGTATGGGCAAAATATAGTTTAGCAGTCGAGAACAGTATTATTATTTACGGTTTTTACATAAAAGCGTAATCATATTTGACGTTAACTTTTAAACAATAGTACTACTATTTTTAATCCATTCCGCTGAAAATTAGGCTATATCTTGACATCTTGTTTGGCGGCGGACGAAAATAGAAAGGAGAAAACAAATGAAGTACAATCTTATCAAATTTACCAGGAACACAAAAGAACAATATGTAGTACAGGCAAGCACATATGATACTATTGATCTTGCCAAGGTTGCATATCATCAGTCACTTGCAACTCTGCATAACGCATCTGATGTAAAAGTTGCTGTAGTAAAGATTGAGGATGAGTTTGGTCACGAATTACCAGGATTTAGTGAGGTAGTTGATCATACTCCTGAACCTGAACCCGAGCCCGAGCCGGAACCTGAACCCGAAATGCAATAGTTTAGTATAAGAAGGGAGCTGGGTTTTTAATGAGTGTTAATATATACGACTCAAACACTGGTCAACTGCAAAAGATTGCAGGATTGTTAGAAAATGAAAATATTGGAGTTCCCAAAGCTGGAACCTACACATCTGACAATAGTTCTAACGCAGATAACATAAAAGCTCTCGATACAGCACTTGTCAATATTAATCAGGCAGTATCTAATGTTGTTGGTAAAGTTTCAAACAACTCAGACGCATATTCTGACCTCAAAGCCTATAAAACAGGTGATTTAGTTATCTATGATAACATGCTCTACGCATGTACACAGGATTGCTCAGCAGCTTCGTGGCTTGTTAACAGTAGCTGTTTTACTGCGGATACACTAACCAATGTGGTTAGTAAGTTACACCTTGATGTATCCAATGTCATCGCCGACGGAGCAGGAGCTCACAATGCGATATATCGAGGGAAGAACCTCGGCACATCGGTCACAGCCGAGCAGTATGCATCTATCGCTGATGGAACATTTAAAGATCTGTTAATAGGCGACTACTGGATAATCAACGGAGTAACATGGCGTATCGCCGCCTTTGATTATTGGTACAACATAGCCGGAGATAACATCGATGTTCACCACGTTGTCATAGTGCCGGATGAAGTCCTCGCAATGTGCCAAATGAATTCAACAAATGTAACTACAGGCGGATATGTCGGATCTGATTTTTACACTGGCGCAAACGGAAATACCGGCCGCGCTACAGCCATATCAGCAGTAAATAGCGCTTTCGGCGCAGCTCATATCCTGCACTATAATGATTATCTGATAAACGCGGTTACAGACGGACATCCATCCGGCCATGTATGGCGGGAATGTACTGTTGAGCTGATGAATGAAGCGATGGTTTATGGCGGTAAATTCTTTGAATCCATGGCTAACGGTACTAAAATTTATTCGAACTACACCGTTTCAAAATCACAGCTCCCGCTCTTCCAGCATGATCACTCGCGAATCTGCAACCGTGCGGACTGGTGGCTGCGTGGCGTCGTTTCGTCTGTGGGTTTCGCCAGTGTCAGCGACTATGGGAATGCGATCAGCCTCAGCGCTTCGCACTCTTGTGGCGTTCGCCCGGCCTTTGCGATCCGAGCGTAAGCGAATTTGATGTTAACTTTTAAACAATAGCACTTCTAATTTTAACCATTTCCGCTGAAAATTAGGCTGTATCTTGACATCTTGTATTGCGTTTAGACCAGATAACACGTACATCTAAAACCCCCAACTTTGCAGATCTGGTATTTGGTACAGCCTATTTTTCTATATAATCCACCCTAATTTCACATCATGTAACGAAAACCCATCTTTTTAGAAAGGAGTTTTTTATGCATAACAACTCATCCTGAATAACCTTATCATAGTAGTACAACTGAATATTGGACAAACAGGCAACCCGGAATATGTGGACCTCATAGTTTATACATAAACAAGAACAGAGGATGTACAAATGCCAAATTATGGTTTAGGTCAAAACCCGTATTGGAACCCATATTACAACTTTAATGTAAATCAAGCTATGCCTCAGATGGTTCCGCAGCAAATCCCTCAACAGCAGCAACAGCAATCTCAAGTTTATCTGGTTACGAAAGTAAAAGGTTTAGAGGGAGCTAATGCTTTTCCTATGGGTCCGAATCAACAGGTGTTTTTACTAGATGAGACAGGACTGGTTGCTTACTATAAGGAAACTGATGCTATGGGACGCGTATCTATAGCACCTTATTATTACAACGCTCCTAATGCAATGCAGCCTAAGATCGAGCAACCTGTCGAAATTCAAAATGATGTAAAATCAGATAGAGTATCAGACCTTCAAAAGGAACTTGAGGCATTAAAAGAAAGAACAGCTGTATTAGAGAGGTGTATAACACATGGTAAATCCAATTCTGGGCAATCAGAACGCAAACCTGAATCTAAACACACAGATGATTCAGCAGTTTCGTAATATTATGAGCCAGCCTAATGCTGATTCGATGTTTAAGATGATGGCTATGAATAATCCAAACTGTCAAACACTTTTATCGTGGATGAACGGATCTGGCATGACCCCGAAAGATGCGTTTTACATGATAGCAAGACAGCGTGGTATAGATCCAGATCAGTTTTTGGCTAACTTACAGCTTAAATAACTATGTATAAACATTACAATCCGAACGAACAAAATCCTTCCGGAAGTGATTGTGTCATAAGGGCTCTTACTAAAGCGTTAAATAAATCTTGGGATGACGTATATTTAGAACTTTGTGTGTATGGTTTTAAGTACAAAGATATGCCTTCTGTTAATTCTATTTGGGGCTTTATGCTTACTGATTATGGATTTAGCAAATTTATAATCGGTAATACATGTCCTAATTGTTACACTGTGATAGACTTTGCCAGGGACCACGATAAGGGCTTATATGTTCTTGGTATGGGTGATCATGTTGTGACAGTTTTGGATGGAGACTATTATGATTCATGGGATTCCGGAACAAAGGTACCAATTTATTATTTTACCACGACCTATTAGTAATTGACTTTTGAGGAGGTATCTGATGTCACTTACAGATGATAATAATATGGTTATGCCAGTAGCTCCCGCTTACGGAAACGGTGGAAATAACATGGGTGACTGTTTCGGTGGAAACTGGGCTTGGATTATATTACTTCTTCTGCTTGGTTGGGGAAATAATGGCTGGAATAACGGTAATAATGGTAATGGTGGATCTAATCTTGGATCACTGTATCCTTGGATGAATCAGGCTGATGTTACTCAGTCTGGGTTTAGAGATATGTCCACTCAGAATATGCTTACCGGAATTCAGTCTGGCGTTAATGGACTTTCAACACAGCTTTGCAACTGCTGCTTTGACATGAGAGAAGGAATGTCTAACGGTTTTGCACAGATGGAAAGCTCCGCTAATAACCGTCAGATGGCTAATATGAACCAGGCATTCACAGCTCAGACCGCTATGAACAACGGTTTCAACCAGGTATCAGCCCAGCTGGCAAACGCATCTGCTGACAATAGACTTGGTATCGCAAATTTGGAAGCTGCAATTACTAGGGAAAATTGCGCTGATAGAGAAGCCCTTAATTATTCTACGAGAGATATTATTTCTAATCAGGAATCAGGTTTCCAGAGGATTCTTGATCAGATGAGCAAAGACAAGCTTGATGCAAAGAATGAGAGGATAGCTGACCTTCAAAATCAGCTTACTATGGCTAATCTTGCTGCTTCTCAGACTGCTCAGAATGCATTTATAGCTCAGACAGTTACTGGAGCAATCGATGCTAATTATCAGAGATTTAAGGATTGTCCTGTTCCTACTATGCCTGTATACGGTAATCAGCCGGTATTTACATGCGGTCAGAATTCTTGTGGCTGTGGTTGCGGAGCATAAGAAGGAGGGATAATATGGCAGCGGAATATTCAGCAAATGCTGTTCAGACCGTAAATCCTGGAGAATCAGTTATATTTACAAATGCTCCTGTTCCTTGTGATAAAGGATTTGTGAGACATAGATCTGATTCAGGAAGTTTTATGCTTGCTGGAAGAGTAAAAAGATACTCATGTGGTTGTATGCCTGCATCTGCAAACTACCTGGTAGATTTCGGAGCAAACATTGCTATCCCTGAAGGCGGTACTGTAGGATCGATAGGTCTTGCAATATATCTTGGAGGCGCAACCGTTCCAACAACACAGATGATAGTAACTCCAGGTGCGGTTAACGAGTTTGAAAATGTATCTGACGCAACTATAGTTCCGGTTTGGCGTGGATGCTGTGAATCCCTTACTGTGAGAAATACTTCAGATCAGGCGATTCTTGTGCAGAACGCAAATATTATATTTACAAGACCGGATCTGTATATGCAAGCAGACTGTGGAAGGAGGTAAGATAAGTGTACGATTTATACGATGACCTTGAAAATATGTGCCATATCTTATCCGAAGAGCTGGCAAAAACCAACGAAGAGATAAATAGAATGGGAGGCGTTAGTAAGGCTGGTCTTGATTATGTCGACAAGCTTACGCACGCTCTTAAGTCAGTTATTACAACTAAGGCTATGATTGGCGCTGACGATAGAAGAAGTTTTGCTGGAGATGGCGGAAACGGAGGTGGCAATGGAGGCGGACAGACCTCTATGTCCTTTCGAAGAGGTGAAAGAAGCTATACCTCGGGAAGATCCGGTACCCATGGTGGAAGTTTCTCATACAATCGCTCCTCCTATTGGGGACCCTACTACGACCGCTTCAGCTCCTACAAAGGCGGAGAAGAAATGATTGAAGAGTTAAGAGCCCTTGAAAGAGAAGCTCCTAACAAAGAAATAAGAGAAGAGTTCAGGTCTTTCATAGATAGACTTGAAAACATGTAATTAGTTTATAATTAAGCTGGTTGTCGAATATTCCTCCTCGACGTAATAGGTATACCCTTCCAGCTTAATTATCTTACATTCGATCATTAACGGTAAGCCACGACCGTATATGATAAAGTAACTTACAAACATTAGCCAGATTAGTCGTTAATAAGAACGCCACGCTTATTAAAGCTATCTGAGACAACTGTATACGAGCTTTTGTAATTAGTAATTGGTTATTGCTTGCTTTTAAACTTGCTATACTAAGATGAAGCCGCTTTAGAAACTACATCTTGGATAGTCAATACATACAGATGACACACAAAGGGGTGAAAATTCAAAATGGCTAAGTTTTATGGAAAAGTAGGTTATATAAGTGGGTATAATAACGAAGATGGTGTATACAAAGAAGTTCCCATGGAGAAAACTTATTATGGGGATGTCTTGTCTAATTACAGAAGAGTAGACGGTGGTGAAGGAAAAAACTCGGACATCATACTCAACAACAAGCTTTCAATCATAGCTGACCAATATGCTCTTGGAAACTTGCAGGCTATCAAGTATGTTTATATAAATGGTAGTCCTTGGGAAGTAACAAATGTTGAAATTGAGTATCCGAGAATTATACTTACAATTGGAGGTGTCTGGAATGGGAACACGGTTGGAACTTCAGAAGATTCTGGAGACGATCCTTGGGACGAACAATCTTCCTCGGGGAGTTGATACCAGAGTATATTATCAGCCGCCAGCTACCGTTAGGATGACATATCCCGCAATTGTATATAGGAAACAAAGGCTAGAACATAGATATGCCGATAATAGGAAATTTTTTAAAGGCACACAATATGAGATAGTACTTATTTCTAAAGAACCAGATAGTAAGTTTATAAATATGATCGATGAATTACCGTTTTGTGCACATAACACTTGCTACACTAACGATAATTTATATCATGACACATTTACCATTTATTATTAACCGTTAAAGGAGATAATGATATGAAAATACAGTGGGATCAGATCGGTGACAAAAAATATGAGCTCGGTGTTGATCATGGTGTTCTCTTTCTTCAGGAAAATGATGGTTCATATCCTAAGGGTGTTCCGTGGAATGGACTTACTAATGTAACAGAATCTCCTGAAGGTGCTGAACCAAACGATATCTATGCTGACAATATTAAGTATGGATCACTCCGTTCAACAGAGACTTGGAAGGGTACAATTGAGTCTTATACATACCCTGACGAGTTTGCTGAGTGCAACGGTGAGGCTGAAGTAGCAAAAGGTGTATATATTGGCCAGCAGTCCAGAAGATCTTTCGGATTCTCTTACAGAACTAACAAGGGTGATGATTCTGCGGCAACTGTTGATGGATATAAGATCCATTGTGTATACGGTTGCACAGCTTCTCCTTCTGAGCAGACTCATGAGACTATCAATGACTCTCCTGAACCTGGAACACTCTCATGGGAGATCAACACTGTACCTGTATCAGTTGTTGGTAATAAGCCTACGGCAACGATAACCATTGACTCTGAGAAGGTAGATCCTGCAAAGCTTGCAAAGTTTGAGGACATTATCTATGGTTCAGATGGTGCTGACGCTAGACTTCCTCTGCCTGCTGAGATCATCGCTATTTTCGGTAATGAAGTAATTCCTGATAGTTCTATCTCAGGTTAATATTAGCTCATCCTGCGGCCCAGTATTCAGTTCGGCTGGCTGGGCTTTTAAAAAATCACAAAGAAAGGAAGAATAAATTATGTATCCAAAAGAAATTACTTACCACGATTTTAACGATGTAGAGCTTACTGAGACGTTTTATTTTAACCTTTCAGAAGCTGAACTAGCTAAGATGGAACTCACAACAGAAGGCGGTCTTAGAGCTTACATTAAGAAGATCTTAGCAGCTCATGATATGCCTGCACTCACCAGACTTTTCGATAGACTGATTCTCGCATCTTACGGTATTAAGTCTGATGACGGTAAGAGGTTCATGAAGAAGTGTCCTACAGATGGTCACATGTATGCTGATGATTTCAAGGAGACAGACGCTTATTCGGTGTTATTCATGCAGCTGTGCTCTGATGACAATGCGGCGTCTGATTTTTTAAACGGAGTTATTCCTGCGAACATTGCCGCTAAGGTCAAAGAGATTGAAGAAGAGGAAAAGAAGAATAAGAATACCATTGATGGGAAGGTAACGCCACTTTCAAAGGAGTAATTGATGGTTAACATAAGCATTTATCCTGGTGAATTATTTGACAATGACAAACAGGAATTTATTACACTTGATAAGAAAATAGATTTGCAGCTCGAACATAGTCTTTTGTCCATTTCAAAATGGGAAGCTATTTACTGCAAACCGTTTTTGTCAGAAGGTTCTATGGATAATGTAACAGCCATGATAGATTACATCAAATGCATGACAATTGGTAAAGAGGTCGATACAAAGTATTATTATCTCATACGAAAGGACGATCTCGATAAGATTCAGGCTTATATTAATGCTCCGATGACCGCTACGACATTTAGAAAGCAGAGACCGAGTGGAAGAAGAGAAATAATAACGTCTGAGCTTATATATTATTGGATGATAGCTGATAATATACCATTTGAGTGTCAAAAGTGGCATTTGAACCGACTTCTTACTCTTATTCATATTTGCTCTATCAAGAATACACCGGCTAAGAAGATGACAAAGAAAGAAACTGCGGCTAACTATGCTGCTATAAATAAAGCAAGACGTGCTAAATACCATACAAGTGGTTAATGGCAAATAAGATCCGTTGATGTCAAAGTCAGCGGATTTTTTAAAAGGAGGTAGGTTATGAGTCATAAAGCTGTTGATATTTGCGTATCAGGAAGTTTTAAGAGTACTTATCTCCGCATGGAAAAGTTAAAACGTATATTTCACAAAGGAAGCCCTATTGAAAAATATGCTCAGATGGGTGTTGATGCTTTAATGGAAGCTACTCCAGTTGTTACCGGAAGACTTAGAAGTTCTTGGTATTATGTGATAGACGATAAACCTGGAGTGTCTGTTAAGATAACATGGTGCAATTCCGATATAGAAGGCGGAAAGAAAGTAGTATTCCTCGTCGATGAAGGTCATGCTACTAGAAGTGGCAAATGGGTCGAGGGAAGACATTTCATTAAACCAGCACTAGAACCAGTGTTTCAGGAAATAATCAATGGAATCATGAAAGAAGTGGAGGGATAAATTATGCCTGCTCCTTCAAATGAAATTGTTGCCAGCGCTAGATTTGACACATCTAATTTTGAGAGTAACATAGATAAAGCCATGAACTCTCTCCAGAAATTTGAGGATAAACTTAATAATGCTGGTGGTGGCGAAAGTCTTTCTAAACTTGGCGATGCAGCAAAAGCTATAGATTTGTCGAAATTAGAGCATGGCATCGAACAGCTTACTAAAAGGTTTTCATTCTTCGGTGAAACAGTTCACCATGTAATGGAAAATGTGAGAAATAAGGTAGACAACGTATTTCGCTCGATAAAAGAAAAGATGATTCTAGATCCTTTTCAAGGAATGTCATCTGGTATGTCTGAGTATGAAATGAAGATGGATTCCTTGAAAACCATCATGTCTGCTACTGGTCGGAGTCTCGAAGACGTAAAAGTTCAGCTTGAGGAACTTAATAAATATTCTGATGAAACAATTTATTCGTTTTCTGATATGACCCAGAATATTGGTAAGTTCACAAATGCAGGTATTAAGCTTGAAGATGCTGTTGCAGCTATGAAAGGTATTTCAAACGAGGCAGCTCTTTCTGGTGCAAATGCTACTGAAGCATCTAGAGCTATGTATAACCTTTCTCAGGCTATGTCACTTGGTTACATGCAGAGAATGGACTGGAAATCTATTGAGAATGCTAACATGGCTACTCAGGATTTCAAAAAGAACCTTGCTGAAACAGCTACTCAGGTAGGTACTATCAAGAAAGTTAACGATGATCTGTTTCAAGTTGGTAAGAAAACATACAGTCTTAACGCTCTTTATGTTGATGCGTTAAAAGAGGGGTGGCTTACTAACGATGTCATGATGGGCACCCTTAAGAACTATGCTGACAAGTCAACTGATCTTGGTAAAAGGGCTTATGAAGCTGCTACACAGGTTTCTACATTCTCTAAGATGATGGATACGCTTAGGGAAACCATGCAATCTGGTTGGGGTAAAACATGGGAACTTGTATTTGGTGATTTGGAAGAAGCAAAAAGACTGTGGTCAAGCATTAATAACGTAGTTTCGGCTGCTATTGATAGTATTGCCACACAGCGAAATGAGATTCTTCAGATTTGGCATGATAACGGCGGTTATGACGCTTTTCTCGAAACAATAAACAATATAATCAACGTTGTTCAGTCAATCGTTGCACCTATAAAAAGTGCTTTTAAAGAAGTATTTGGATTTGTCGATGGTGGTACACAAAAAGCAGCAGACGGTTTAATAGGATTTACAGAAGGTATTAGAGACTTCGTAAGATCACTAGAACTTTCTATAGATGCTCAGAAAACACTTCGAGAGGTGTTTAGAGTTATATTTACTGCTTTGAAAGTTGGAATTGGCCTTATTAAAACTGCAATAGGTTTTATTAAACCGTTAGGACACATATTAGGACCTATTGTAAAGATCTTTTTCGATATAGCAAGTGGCATTGGTAATTTTATATTTAGCCTGGTTCCGTTTAACTCTTTAGCCGAAGGATCAACATCTATTCTTGAAGCATGGGGTAATATATGCAAATCACTTGGCGATAAAATAACTTCACTCTGGAATTCGTTTAAAAAATCCGATGCTCTAAAAGCGTTTGTAGATATTATTACAAAATTTGTAAAATTCATTTCTTCTGTCGGGCTTGATATATTTTCAGATATTGGTGAAAGCATAAGTGAATTGTTTTCCGATTTTAGTTTTGATTCTGTTATATCAGGGTTTCATTGGTTGATTGGTTTATTAACCGATGCCGCTGGAGCTGCGTTCTTATTTGCCGATGCACTAGTTAAAGCTTTTAAAGTGGATGGTATTAAGGGTGTTGTTGATGGTATATTACATCCAATCGAATCAGTTAAAAATAATTTGCTTAGTTTTACAAAGGATGCCAAAAACGGTGGTTTGTCACTTTTCGACACTATAAAGAATTACATATTTGATGATAGTGATGCGCCGAAAGATATAAGGTATGCAGCAGTTAGTAATCCAATTGTAAGTGGAGTTTATAAACTTGAAGATGATACTACGGAATCTTTATCAGTTATTGACAGAATAAAGAGTACGGTAGAGAATATTGGATCTGGATTGGCTGATTTATTCTCGGGATTTGTTAACAAGATTAAAAGCATCGATTGGAAAAGTATTGGTACACTTATAAAATTTGTATCTGAAGAATTTTTGATATTTACTAAATCAGGAGTATTCATAGCTATAGCTCAGGCCATTAAGAAAGGTGTCATTGTAACTGCTATAGCCGGTCTTGTCAACAGTGTGGCAAGTGTATTTAATAATTTTAGTAATATATTTCGTGGAGTTGGCAAGATATTAAACAACACTGCTGATCTTATAAATGAGGCGAAACAGTCTATAGATCTCGTATCACAAGCTATGGCTAAGAAACTTAGAGCCGAAGCTTTTAAAGAAAATGCAAAAGCTATCGGAATAATAACTATAGCTGTGGTTGCTCTTATGGCGGCTTTTGCAGGTCTTGTGTATGTATTAAAAGACGTTGATTACACGACCATTGGTGTCATTGCCTTAGCAGTAGTTGGTATAACAGCCGGGCTTGCACTTCTTGCTTATGCTGCTTCTAAGTTTGTAAATTCCATGGCTGGTTTACGATCGGTTACACAACCTGGTCCTGTTGATAATGGATGGCAGGCTCTTAATAATTTCTTTGTTGGAATAACACGCGGGGCTAATTCTTTCTTAAAAAATGCCGGTAAAGGAATTAAATACGCAGGTCTTGGAGTTGCATTAACAGGAGCCGCAGCTTTTATGTTATCGCTTGTCGGTGCACTATTCTTAGTTAGAAATGCTATAAGTAGCTTTGCAGAAATGACGCCTCATGAATTCAAGAAAGGCTTTAAATCTGTACTTCTTATTGTAGGATTACTTTCAGCCGCTATAGTTGCTGTATCACTAAGCACCATGTCGATTAGCAAAGCTAGTTCTGGCAAAGCTATGTCAAAGAAAAATAGTCTCAGCAGTTTCATCGGAGTAACTGCTTTTATATTTGCTTTAGTAGCAGCTATTAACTTGATGGTAGACCCAATTAAGCAATTTGCAGCTATACCGAAAAAAGATTTGATAAAAGGTTTACTTTCAATTGCTGCTACGCTGTTTTTATTAGTCTCTGCCGTTGCCGCTGTTGCAGTTGCCTCGACAATTCTTACTGCTTTTAAAGGCTCAGCTACTGGGTTTGGAACTTTTATAGGCGCTGCCGCTTTTATATTTACTTTGGTATCAGCTGTAAATCTTATGGCTGACGCTATAGGTAAATTTGCAGACATAAAAGAATCGACAATGAAAAAAGGTTTACGTTCAATAGCCTCTGTTATGCTTTGCATTAGTGCGGCCATCGCTATTATATCGCTAACAAGTCATAAAGGGTCGTTTGGTGGATTGCTCGGTTCTGTAGGAGTGATACTAGCTTTTGTTGGTGCTATTTATCTTCTTATTGGCCCGATAAAACAGCTCGGTGCTATAGATGTTGATACGCTAGTCAAAGGTGTCGGCGCAATATCAGTTATTGTGCTGGCTATAAGTGCAGCTCTTGCTATTATCGGACGTTTTGGTAATTTTGGCGCTTTTGCTGGTCTTGGAATCGGTCTTCTTTCTATAGTAGGTGCACTTCTCATACTTAGCATAGTGCCATTCGACAGATTAATCCCTTCGGCGATAGCTTTAGGTATCGTTTTAGCCGCGCTTGCGTTAGCTTTCAGAGGTGCTAGTGGGGTATCAGGTAAAATAAGTGCTTTCGTTGGAGTAGCTGCAAATATTGCTACGATAACCGCATCTCTTATTGCTTTGTCAATGATAAAACCGAAGAAACTAATAGCACCTGTTCTTGTTCTTGGAAGTATGCTTTTCATGTTGTCACGTGTATTTAAAGCGGCTAGCGGTATTGGCGGTGACGGTGCTTGGAAGTCTTTTGCTGCTATAGTAGCTAATATTATCGTTATAATAATTGCTCTCGGCGTAATGGCCAATATGGAAGATCAGTCAAAACTGGTGATAGCAACTGCTTGTATTGATTCGCTACTACTTATGATGTCAGTGCTGTTCAAAGGGGCTTCTAAAATAAATCCTGCTAGCGCTAAGAAAGCAGCAGCCGTAATTGGAACTACAGGTATTGTTATAATGGCCATTATAGGTGTACTTGGTCTTGTAGCATATCTTACGAAAGACGTCGATTATAAGAATTTTGCTGCTATAGGATTCGCTGCAGCAGCTATTGGCTTTGCTATATCTAAGATAATGGATGTCATGCAGAGAAGCAATGGTGCTAATTTCAAAATACTTATGGCAAGGCTTCTCGTTATAGCTGGTGTAATAGGTATGCTTTCAGTACTTGTTCTGGCTATAGGTGCTGCGGCTTCACTGGCTGGTAATAATACGATGAACATTGCTGCTATAGGTGCTGTTCTTTCCGTTATTACAGCTGTTGTAGCTGGTCTTATGAAAGTTGTAGAAGGAACTGTCGCTGGAGCAAATGCTAAAACACTAGCAGCTAGGACTCTTGTTCTTGTTGGTATATTTGGTATGCTTTCAGTACTTGCTTTGGCTGTAGGTGCTGCTGCTTCTGTAGCTGGTAATAATACGATGAATATTGCCGCTATAGGTGCTGTGCTCTCGATTATAACAGCAGTAGTAATCGGTCTTATGGCCGTAATTCAGCATGGAAACACAGCTGGTATTGCCAAAGCTACACTTCCTCTTATTGCAATATTTGCTGGTCTATCTGCAATAGCTGTTGCTATAGGATTTGCCGCTTCTATAGCTGGTGACAATACAGCCAACATAGTAGCTCTTGGTACAATGCTATCTCTTATGACCACTGTTATAGACGGTCTTGTTTTTATAATTGGTAGAACCAATCCACAGTCTCTTATAGCATCAATTCTTCCGATTATTGCTATATTTGGCATGCTTTCAGTACTTGCTATAGCAGTTGCCCATGCTGCCTCTATCGCTAACGGTTGCACTTCTGAAATACTTGCTATCGGTACAATGGTATCGTTACTGGCTGGAGTTATGCTTCTTATAGTAAAACTTTCGCCAGGTGTTGCTCTTGCTGCTAGTGCTGCTCTCGGATTTGTTGCTGGTTCTGCTATTATAATTGCTGGTCTAATAGCCATAGCATCAATTATTGGATATTTAGATTCACTCATTGATTTTAGAGAGTCTATGAATGAAGGTCTTGCAATCATAGCAGATCTTGCAGCAGGTCTTGGTAAAGCGATCGGCGCATTCGTAGGTGGTATTGCTGAAGGAGTTCTCGAAAGAGTAGGTCAGGGACTTAGTGACTTCTATAATAACTCTAAAGCTTTCTGGGATGGTATGGAATCACTCGACAGTGGCACTGTAACCAAAGGCATTAAAGCTATGGTTGGTGCTATAATGGCTCTTGGTGCTGCCGCTTTCACTGATGCTGCAATTCAGTTCCTTGATATTTTCGGCGGAAACACGATAGGAGACATTGGTGGTAAACTTGTCGAATTTGCAGGTTACATGGGTCAGTTTGATTCGAAAACGAAGTCCATAAAGAACGCCACCAGATTTCAAACCATATCTAACGCTGCTAAGCTTCTGTTTGAAGGTCTTTCTTCCGCTCCTACGTCAGGTGGTATCATTGACCTATTTGTAGGTAGCAGTGATGATATTGATGATATCGGTAGTGGCATCGAGACAATGGGCGCGGCGATGAATGCCTTTAATGAAAAAACTAAAGGTATAAATCCAGAAACAATAGAACCAGCAGCTAATGCTATGAAGGTTATATTCGAAGCTTTGTCGTGTGCTCCTAACGACGGCGGTTTAATCGGTATGATCGTTGGTAATAATTCTGATATTACTACAATGGGTGTAAACCTTGTTAACTTCGGTAACTGCATGTCGAACTTCGCTTCAACCATATCGCATATTAAAGATCCAGGTGCTGTAGAGTCTGGTTGTTCAGCTATGGAAACGTGTTTTAACGCCCTTAGCGAGGCTCCTAATTCAGGTGGTTGGCTTAGTGCTATTGTCGGTGATAATTCTGATATCAGTGGCATGGGTGTAAACCTAGTTAACTTCGGTAACTGCATGTCAAACTTTGCATCTGTTGTCGGTAATATGAAGCAAGATAATTTTGTATCCGGTTGCCAATGCATGTCAGAAGCTTTGAAAGCTATGAATGAAGCACCTTCTCTTGACGGTGGTTTCATCGGTGCTATATTTGGCGGTGAGAAAGATTTTACAGATCTTGGCGAGGGACTTGTTTCATTTGGTCAAGCTATGGCTGATTTCAGCAAAGTCGAAGGCATTGATGAAGAGAAGGTAAACAAAATCATCTCTCTTATGGGTACCATCCTTACTATGCAACAAACGCTTGCAAATATCGGTAACACAGGTACTGGAGACTTTGAAACTTTAACAGATGCCTTCAAAGATGCTTGTGAATCAATGTCCAAAATATCAGACTATGATATTTCATATTCTGATGTGAACAATGCTTGCGTTCATATCGAAATGCTTGCAAGAGCTTTTAAAGAATGTGTTGATGTACCTAGTGATGCTGGTGCCGGAGTTATCGACTCAATACAGGCGTTTGGTGAAGCCGGAGTTACTGAGTGTCTTCAGCCGTTTATCGAGTCTGATCAGGATATAAGAAAAGCTGTTGGATCGTTCATTAAAAAGATCGGAGGAGTATTCTCTGAAGGTGCTTTTGTAGCTCACATAAAGAAACAAGCCGGCGTAGTTGTTGAAAACGTTGTGCTTGGTCTTGAAGAGAAAACTAATCTTGTACTTGGCCGTGTCGAGAAGCTTGGTTTTAAATTAGGCGATGCTTATGCTACAGGCGTTGGTGCCGGTGTCGGAGATGATGTCGAACCTGGCGTACCAGCTACCGAAATGAAGACAGTAGTTGATAACTCTGTACTTGGTCTTAGTGAGGCAACGGACGGCGCACTTTCTAAGGTCGAAGGCATAGGCTCTAAACTTGGCGAATCGTATATTGGTGGAGCAAATGATGTTCTTAAGAATGCCAACGTTGATGTTGATGCGCTTGTAAAGAATGGTTCTGAGAAGCTTAATAATATAGATCCGTCTGCTATTAAAGATACGGTATCTAATGCTGTTAGCAATCTTAGCGGCGATGATTTGCTCAATGCGACAGGTCTTAATAAGGTTGGTTCCATGTTCAAAGAGCATACCGATTCGATCGAAAAGCAGACTAAAGATCATCAAACAAGGATGTACAACATCAAGGATACATATCAGAACACTGACATACAGCGTCTTGAAATGTATGGTTTAAAGACAAGAAACGTTACCGCTGAGTATCTTAACGCCAACAAATCTAAGTATGAGAAATTCGGCTTAGATGTTGACGTTATAATGGGTAACCTCCATACGCACACCAATAATATCGCTGCAAAATCTTCAGAAGATGTTACAAACAAAGTATCAGATACTGTTAATAGTGTAACAGATAAAGCTAACGCTGGTGCTTCTAATATTAAAGGTGCTGCTAGAAGTGGTGGTCAAGGTGCTTCCGAAGAAGTTAGTAAGTACTCGGATATCGTTCTCGGTAAATCGGAATCGTTTTGGAGAGCTGTTCAAAACCAAGCTAAGGGCGGCAGCGATACTCTTGTCAACAAGGGTCAGTCTTTAAAGAAATTCACTGCTGAATCATTTAAGCAGATAGATACCCTTTGGACAGATTTTCAAAATAAACTCGCTGAGAAGACTAAATCCATTAAAGATTCTCACAGCATGTTTGATGAAGCTACCAAGATTGATCCTAAATCTCCCGAGCAACTTCAGAAAAACATTGATTCTCAGACAAACCAGCTTAACAGATATGCTAATGTAATGGCTTCTCTTGCTACTAAGATCGAAGATAAAGATCTTAAAGAGAAGATATTTAGTATGGACATAGATAAGCTTGATATTCTTGAAGGTCTTAACAATATGACCGAAGAGCAGCTTAAGCATTACACTGAATCCATGACAGCATACTCGAAAGCTGCTGAGAACGCTGCTCTTGCCTCTATGGGTAAAGAGAGAGAAGAACTGTCTAAACAGATGACTGCTCTTATGGGTGGTCTTGAGTTTGATTATAACGATTTCGCTGCTATTTATGATGGAACTTTCAACAGCCTTAATAAATATGCTCAAGATCAGCTTACTAAGATTAATATCGGTAAAGCTATATCAGACGGTATTAACGCTGGTAAGGAATCTGGCGAAATTAAAGCTGCTGTTGAAGACCTTCTTAAGACAAACATATTCGATACTGCTGATGCTGTTCTTGGCATGAGTTCTGACGATAGACTTGCCGCTAAGCAGATTGGTGCTCCTATCGTAAGTGACATAGCCGAAGGAATTCGTAATGAGAATAACAGCACACAAGCAGTCGGTAAAGCTATCGAAGAGACTGTTACTGACGGTGCTAAAACAGTAGGTGATAGTAAGAGTCTTAAAGGTGATGCTAAAGCTGCTACTGAAGAAATTGGTCAGGGCGCTATGGCTGGTATCGCTGATGGTGTAGTTAAGTATGACGCTTCCTTGCTTACAGCAGCTATTAATAAACAGCTTAAGACTGCTATGGACGGTGTTCAGAAAAAGCAAGAGATAGGTTCGCCGTCTAAACTTTGGCGCAGAGAAGTCGGTGACAATGTAATGGCTGGCATCTATGTTGCTACGAAAGATCCTTATACAGTAAATGCTCTTGTTGGAAGTATCGGAAATGTTCTTAATGCCATGTTAGATGCTTCAGTTGATGGTATATCTGGTGTTGGTAACACTCTCGGAAAAGCCTTTGCTTCGGAATACGGATCAGCAATTCAAAATGGAACCAATTTCGATTACAGAACAGTCGAAGATCAGGCGGTTACGACAATACAGAGAACCGTATCAGCGATCATGGATAGTATTGATAGTAGTGGCATGGACTTAAATCCAGTGATTACACCTGTTATTGACACATCAGTTGTTAGAAGAGATGCATATGCTATCAATTCTATGCTCAATAGGCAGTATTCACTTAGTATGGCTTCATCGGTTGCAGCAAGTAATAGCAGGAAAGAAAATGCTAAATACGTTGCTAAGCAGAGGAATGAAGCTGTCGGCGATGCTATTGCTAAGATGGCTAATAAACCAGCTGAGCAGGTTACAAATCTGTATGTCGACGGTATTAAGTATAACACTGATGAGTATGTTGATGGATCTATAAGTAATTTCACAGATTCTATTATTACCATGGCGAGGATGCACTCTCGTTGATATTTTAGGCGGTTACTTACGAAATTGCAAGATGGGTAAGTGTAATAGGTGCTTGGGTCTTTTGTCATCATAACGTGCAAACGGTCTAATAATCCCCCAATAACCCCAATGTCTGACTACGATTATTTTCACTACTCATATAAAATCCCTTCCGCCTATTTAAGTGCATAAGGAGGTAAAACATGAAAGATAATGAAGAAATTACATGGGATATTATAAAGAAAAAAATCTCATCACGAAAATTTTGGGAATCCCTTATAGGCTTTATAACATCAATTCTCGTTGCTTTCAATGTGCCTGACAACCAGATTGCTCAGACTGCTTCCATAATAATGGGCTTTGGTGTTTTAGTTGTTTATATTTTATCAGAAGCAAAAACTGACCAAGAGTCGATAAGGGCCGATACTTCTAATGAAGAGATAAAAACAATGATTACTGAAACCAAAGTTACTCAGCTTAACGGAAAAGCTGAAACAAAAGAGGGGTAATAGAATGCTATGAATGACGTAAACATGATCTCAATTATTCTTGGCATATTTACATCTGTAGTATCTGGTGTGCTTTTAGCTTTACTCGTATCGTGGATTAACTCAAACAAAGAGTATAGGAGACATCGTGAAGAAATGGAACTAGAAAAGCAGAAAAACAGAGAAGATAAGATAAATACTATTATCGAAACTTTGAGCGCTCTTTGTGAGACACAGTTTGATTACCAATACGATAAAGTTATAAAAGAAAAACTGTATACGTCCGAAGATAGGGTGCTGTATCATAAACTTTACGAAAATTACAAGAAGCTTGGTGGTGACGGTAAATACGAACAGAAGAAACAAACTGTTCTTAAGTATCCTGACGAGAATGATAAGTACTATTGATGCCCAAGGAGGTATATTATGCAAGTATATCTCAGTCCTGAAGAAGAGGAAAAAGTTTTAGAAAATATAGCAAAGAAAAAAAGCGGTGTAGATGACTCAAAAAAGCAAAATTCACTTTTTTCAAAATGGCTTGTTCTTGCTATATGCACAGCTGTATGTGTCTTTACTGTTTTTATATTTGTGGCTATATTCCTCGACAAGATGATACCTGATTCCATAGTATACGCCTGGTTTTCTTTTTGGGGTGTTGAACTTGTAAATCTGATGCTTGTAAAGAGAGGAAAGATTTCACATCAGACGAAAGCTGATAATACTCAACAAGGATAGGAGAGTGTAATGATGAGTAATTCCCCTCTAGTAAATTATACCAAGATAAGTCCTAATAAGAATTCTCCTAGAAGCCATAAGATTGATACCATAACCATACATTGTGTCGTAGGTCAGTTGTCTGTCGAATCACTGGGGGCTATATTTGCGCAGACTTCTAAAAAAGCTTCGAGCAATTATGGTATTGGGTCGGATGGTAGAATCGGATTATATGTCGAAGAAAAAGATAGGTCTTGGTGTTCATCGAATGCTGATAACGATAACAGAGCCATAACGATAGAATGTGCTTCTGATAAAACAAGTCCATATGCTGTAAACGACAAAGTTATGAACAGTCTTATAAAACTTCTTGTTGATATTTGCAGAAGGAATGGTATAAAGGAGCTTAAATGGAAAGCCGATAAGTCTCTCATAGGACAAGTCGATAAACAAAACATGACGGTTCATAGATGGTTTGCTGCTAAGTCTTGTCCTGGAGATTACTTATATTCTCGACATGGGGAAATTGCTAGTAATGTAAATAAGATCTTGAGAGGTAATGAACACGTGTACACAGCCAATACAAAACTTACTCCAGAAAAGTTTATAAGCACTATAGCTCCCATTGTGATGAAATATCACGACAAATATAAGTTTGGTTTTCCATCTATCATTATAGCTCAGGCTTGTCTTGAGTCAGGTTATGGTACGAGTAATAAAGTAATAAATCCAATGACAGGCGCCTATCGTCATAATTATTTCGGGCTTAAGTATAGACCGGGAAGAGTTTTCGTAAATAACGGATACTTTACAGAAAGTGGTTCTGAACAAAACGCTGATGGGTCATATACTCCTGGAAAGTTTGACTGGTATAAGTTTCCGTCAATGGATGCTGGTGTTGAAGGCTATTTTCAATTCATAAAAAATGGTCTTTATAAAAATGCAGTACTTGCTAAAACACCTGAGGAATATATTGTCGAACTTAAAAAAGCAGGTTATGCATCATCACTTGATTATGTTTCTAAAATCACAAATGTTGTTAACGTAAGAGAACTTACTAAGTACGACGATAAAAAACCGTTAACATACACAGAGCCGAAAGGAACTTATTGGGTTGGATATCTCGTGGCTGATCTTAAAATTGGTACAAAAGGGAAAATCGTTAAGTTTGCTCAAAAGCTTCTTAACGGTGCGGGGTTAAAAGTTCAAGAGGACGCATTATATGGAGAAAAAACTGCAAAAGCTGTCTCTGACTTTCAGTCTAAAAATAGCTTAGCAGTGACTGGGGAGATTGACGCTAAGACTTGGCTTAAACTCACAGCGTCAAATGGGATTCATATATAATTAAGTGCTGGTTTGGTCAGTCGTCTAATTGGTAGGACAGTAAATGAGGGTTCAAATCCCTCCTGACCAATTTTATATTTAAGATAAGGAGGTATGCTATGGCCAATGCGTCTAATTCTAGCAAAGCACGCGCTGTGTCCGATTTATGTGTTACTAGGCAGTCCAATACTTTTATAGCCACCTTCACACGAGGTACTGACAAAGACGGAAACACAACGGTCACAATTGTACAGTGTCGATATACAAGACGAAAATACGATACCAAAAAATCCAAGTGGGTTGAAATGAAGCCTACTGGTTGGAAGAAATACACTGTAGCTGAAATTGTTGACGCTGACGATGACGGTGAAGATGATATCGGTGAAAGCGGATGGAAAATAGGAAAAGATGTAGACCTTGCTAAATGGTGGCCTAGCTACGTTGTAGACAGTAAAGGGAATCCAACAGATAAGCAATATCCTTATCTAACCGGTTTCGAAGTAAGAGCTTGGTCGAAAAAAGGTGATAAAAAGAAAACTAATGTAAGTTTCGATATACAAAAACCAGGACCGATAGAACTAACATTATCAGCGGATGGTAACAATTTTATATGGAGAATACAAGAAAATACAGCTGATCCTACTAACGGTAGTTCTCATAGATGGGCTTATAGGTCGGTATACCAAATTGTAACCAGTATAGAAACTGATAAGAACAACGTCGAATGGGACAGTAATGGTATTGAAGAAAGTGTTGCTGGACCTAGCGGATGGGTTTCTACAAATGTGGACCACGGGTTTACAAAATGGATAAGAGTTAAAGTGCAAGGTCCTGCTGGAGAAACTGATTGGGCGTATGGAGCCAGGATAAAAGCAGACCCTCCAGATCTTCAAAATCCAACACCTACTGGCGCAAACATTAAACTTCTTCCGTTAGATGATCCTCTGCACTCTCCTAAAGTTGAAAGAAACCAAGTAACAGTATACTACAGTTTTACTAATCTTATCGCTGGGTCTTTGGAGAAGATCATAATACAGTATAAAATTGGAACACCGATAAGTTATGCCGAAGATTTTAGCAGCTCTTGTCCAGATCCTGACAATGGTTGGTCTGATGGTAAGGTTATTAAGTGGCCTGGTGGATCTGACAATCCTTACGCTGAAGCAAAGTTTTATATTCCAAATGAAATAGATTATATGGTTGACAGCGTTCTTTACGTAAGGATCACTGCTGAAAACGATGGTGCTACAAGTTCATCTCTTCCTGTTGCTGTGAAAGGTGGAAGACTTGCAAAACCCACAATATCATCTATTTCAGTTGACGTTAGATCAAAAGAAGAAGCTCCTGAAACAGGTAGAACTGTAACAGCTGTTCTTACTGGAAACACCGTTGTCCCTGGATCTAAAGTATGTCTTCTTGCTAACGGAAATGCCATGGATAATTCGATACATGACGTTGTAACTCCAGACCATTCTAGTAGCGATGAGATAACGATAGGGCCTATTCCGTTTGATTCTTTCGGCGATATAATCGTAAAGGACAAGAACACTATATGCTTTGGTGCTAGAACGTTTTTGGGTGATGTGGCTAACCCTGTGATGTGGTCGTATGATGTAAACCTTGACTATTCTCATGATATTTCAGTTCCTGTACCGCCGCTTATTAAAGGTATAAAGTATCTTCCAGCTGATGAATCGAATAATAATCAAAATATAGTGCAAATCGACTTCGACTGGACTTGGACATCTGCTACAAAAGCTTTGATATCTTGGTCTGATTTTCCACAAGGATGGCAGTCTAATTCTGAACCAACCAAGTGTGAAATAGTATCTAGAAGATATACGACGTGGTTCCTTACTGGTCTTGAACTTGGTAAATCTTGGTATATAAGAATGCAACACGTTAAAGAGGCTAAGAACGATCAGGATAAGGAATACTCATCTCCATGGGGCATGCCTGGTAATAACTATAATCCTTCTACAGATCCACCGGCAGCTAAATACGGTGTGCAAGATGTTGATATTTTCTCAGCAGATGGACAACGAATGGTATTCACACTTGAGTATCCAGCAGCTTATATAGAATCAGTTAGTATTAAGCCTACTGGTGCAGCCGATTCGTCATATGTAGATACCACATACTATTCATGGACAGGAGCAGGATCATCCTCGATAAACATTTATAGTAATGAAGCTCTTGATATTCCGGTTAACTCTGGTAATTCTATTAGAGTTATATATAGGCATGAAGTACCTTATCCGCTTATTCTTAAGTTTAACTCTTCAAAGCCTGGATGCTGGGTTAACGACATGACTAGCGGTATCGTGAGAGGTAGACCAATAACTCTTAGCTGGTCATACACTCCGACAGATACAACCGGCCTTGCATCGACAGTCATATATCAGGATGAAGATGAGCTTACTACGGTTCAAGGTAATGTTCAGTCATATACGTTTACGCCAGATTATTATAACAGCAATACGTATGAAGAGTATACAAGTCATAACTATCAGGTCGTTACTATATCTGAAAGTGGTATCGCATCTCCTATGTCAGATTCATGTGTTGTTCATTTTGTAGAAGAACCTACAGCTGACCTTAAGTTTAGTGATGTCACTGGAAAACCTGATTCTGGATTCGAAGTAAGATCAGAAGGCGGTGAAGAAGTTTTATATTTGACACACCTACCAGCATACATCGAAGCAAATGTATCAGCAGTTGACGGTGACACTCAGATTACTATAGCAAGACTTGGCGATGTTAACTTTACAAGACCTGACGATAGAACTAACGATGGGTTTGATGGTGAGAGTATATTTGCTGTTGATGTACAAGGTAATGAGGTAGTACCAATAGAACTGGATTCTCTTGTCGGTAGACTTGATAATCATAAGTCATATACAATAACCATAAACTGCACTGACAAATACGGACAATCTGTTGTTAAGCAGTATATGTTTTTTGTCGAATGGAACATACATGCAGTAATGCCTATTGTAAGTCTCGAACGTGATCCTTTACATATGGCTTGTATTATCAACGTAGAGCCTGGAGAAGGTTCTGATCCTCAAGGATTTATGGAGATATATAGACTCTCATCTGACAAACCAGAGCTTATTCATTCTGGTGTATATGGTAGTTTTGTCGATAGGTATCCGGCATCAAATGGTGGATATAGGGTCGTTGCTTGTACAAGATATGGTGACTGGATAACAGAAGATGTCACGAAAGCTTGGTATGATGTATATACTGGTTTTATATTCACTGATATCATCGTTAACTACGGGGACGATATGCTTGTACTGCCGTTTAACGTAGAGATACAGAACTCTTGGATGAAAGATTTCGAGCGTAAGTCTTATCTCAACGGTCAGGTTCGAGGCTCTTGGAATGAAGCGGTTACGAAAGACATATCTATAAACACCACTGTAAGAAACGATGATGAAGTTGCTTTCAGGAAACTTAGGGAAATAGCTGAGTATCCTGGCATATGTCATATAAGAACTGGAGATGGTACAAGTTACGGTTGCGATCTTCAGGTTTCATATTCTGACAATTATAACACCGTTGTCACCGACGTATCACTTACTGCTCAGAAAGTTGATGAAGAAAGAACGACACTTGAAACTGTAGCAGCATATGTAGATACACTAACCGATAACATAACATTTGAAGGAGAATAAGTCATGGACTGGGGTAGAGGATATACTTCAAAATACATAGGAACTTTAGTCGATCCAGATACATGGAAAGATCTTGTCGAGGTTCCTATTGTCGATGGTCAGATGACTCGTGATATTGAGACTGACCTTGTTGAATCTGCTTCAGTTACAATAACCGACGATTACAGTGACAGAGAGCTACTTTTTAGAATATACATGGTTGCCAAGCAAGAAGGCAGTATACTTAATAGAGTGGCTCTCTTTACTGGAGTCGGAATAGCACCAACTAAAACTATAAACGGAAGAATATTTAGTTATAGCATAGATCTGCAGTCGGTTCTTAAATTTGCCGATGACAGACTTCTTCCGCTTGGCTGGTATGCTTCTACCGGTATGCCTGGAGCTTATATCGTAAGAAACCTTTTCAGAGAGTGTGGCATACAGGTTGACAATGATATTTCAAATTCACCAGCATTGAAAGAGGAAATTGTAGCCGAAAGTAGTGAAAGCTATCTTAGTATGGCTGTTAAAATAATAAAGGCGATAGAATGGAGAATAAGAATTGACGGGTTTGGGGTTGTGCATATCGAACCATTACCGACAACAAGTTCTCTTCTTATATCATCGCTCGGGCTTGATATTATCGAGAAAGAGATAACCGATAAAAAAGATTGGTATTCTTGTCCAAATGTTTTGAGAATAACCACTGATACAGGATGCTGTATAATAAAAGACAGTAACGAAAATATGAGTGCCAGATATTCGATTCCTAATAGAGGTCGAGAAATATGGGCTGAAGAAGAGGCTAATCTTTCTGAAAACGAAACCGTTACTGAGTTTGCTTACAAACGTCTTAAAGAATTGCAGAAACCACAGAGGGAGCTGTCATATACAAGAAAATTTAACCCGAATGTCTACGTTGGGGATATTTTATATTTGAAATATGCAGCACAAGGGATTGACGGTATGTTCAGAGTTTCAAATCAGAATATTCCTTTCACGCATGGATCTGCTACTGGAGAGACTGCCAATGAAATATGATGAACGAGAATTCTTAAAAGCAATAGAAAAACTAACAAGAAGACAAACTTCTTACGACACAACCGCAACAGTTAAACGTGTAGAAGGAAACACCGCTTGGGTTCATATAGAAGGCGGATATGATGAAACTCCTACTAAGATGACTGTAAGCGCTAAACAGGGTGATAAAGTAAGAGTAAGAATAGCTAACGGAAGGGCTTGGACATATGGTAACGAATCTGACCCTGGTATTGGTGCTGGTTCTTTTATCGGCGAAAGTGATTCTGGAAAACCAATTACCGTGTCAGATATGTTTAACGCACTTAAAGCAAATGGCATAACTGTAGAATCTGATTTGCACGGTTCCGTTGTAGCTAACGCGCAGTTTGCATCTGAGATTTCGCAAAAAGCTGATCTTATTAACATGCGGGTATTTGGTTTTGACGGAAGTGAATCAAATACATTACAGACAGTTGAAGGTGTTGCATTTGTAACAGTGAATGAAGATGGATCTTCGACAACATGGATTAAAGGTGGTAGTATAGATACCAAAACTATAACTGCTGACACAGGTTTTTTCAAGTATCTCGATACAAACTATCTTACGGCAGACTTTGCTAACCTTAATTCTGCCGAGATTAACACCGCTAAAATTAAGGACTTATTCGTGCAAGTTGGTCTTATAAGAGATGCCACGATATCTGAAGGCCATATAACCGGGTATCTTGATGCGGTACAAGTTAACGCTAACAATATAACTGCTGGCACTTTAGTTGCTGATAGAATACTTCTTAAATCTCAGTCTAACAAGACCGACAGACTCACCGTTACAAAAAGGTTAAACGAAGAAATAGCTTTTATATCTGACGGCATTACTACTAGTTTTACACTTCAAGTATCACCCGACGAGATAAAAGATGTCAAAATAAATGGTGAATCTGTAAGCACTTATCGAGTGGGAGAAGTAGACGGAAAAATAAGATACATTGAGCCTTATGAGATCGAAACTCATCAGGAAGGGGCTGATATCGTATCAACTGAAGTTCCTGTATTGAAAGATAAGGTTATAACGATTGTTTACGATGTGACTCCTTTTATATTTACGCTTGACTCTGTTCCTACAGTAAGTCTTAAATATCCTATAAAAGTAACTAAAGGGAGTTATAATTACCTGCATCTTAACAATGGGGTTCTTGAGTATAAACAGCATGTAAGTGATGAGTTCTGGACACCAGTTCCTACAGAGGATATTGTACCGGTTAATAAGGTAACTGTGCTTAACGATGATGCTGGAAACCTCACAAACCAGATAGCGCTTGATATTCTGTTAACACCTGGTGATGTATACAGTGTTCTTTATCATGCTACGGGCTTGTATGAGTCCATGAATGGTGAAGAGTTTAACACGGAAGAACTTGATAATTATTGGCATTATGGTTTTCATTCAAAAGATGAGTATGAAACAGCACTTAGGTCAAAGATTCATGGAGATCATATAATAGCCAAATCTCTCACAGCCACATCTGTTTATGTTGATGACATCGCTGCATTTGAAGCTAATCTCGGTGGTTTTATATTAAACGACGAAAAAGATTTGTATAAGCCGTCTTCTCACATGGATGGTATATATAATCTTGATGGCTTTGAAGGTATAAGGTCAGCCAATGCTACAAATAATTCTGGGGTTGGATTTTACTCAGGTTCTGTATGGAAACTTGATGATCAGGGTCATGTAATGCATGAAACAATAGGTGATGAACAAGTTCCACTAAAAGAATATGGGTTTAGAATTGGTGATAACACTCAGTATGTGCAGTATGTTAACGGTAAAATTTCTATAAAAGCCGACACTCTAGAAGTAAAAGCTGGTGATGCTGATGCTCCTGATTCTAACGCCTCAGAGATTAACCTGTATAAAGGTATTATAGGCGCTCCTACGATAAAGTTTAAAACTCTTGAAGGGTATTGGTCTGATAAGCTTACAGATATTGATCCTGAATCAGAACTAACGACTCCTGGTAGTCCTATCATAAGGATAACTGGCGAAAATAAGTCGGTTCTTGCTGAATTCAAAAAGCATGTTTCAGATACTAACGAGTATATAACAACTGTTACGATAAACGGATCTGAAGGAAGCATAAACACCTCTGGGCCAGTTATATCTGAAAATCTTATAACAGCATCGACCGGATTTACTACCACAGGATATGTAACAGCTGATGGTGAAATAACTGGAGGTAGTTTAGGTACTGCTGGAGCTAGTATTAACGCTGCCGGTGCTGTATCGTGCACTAGTGTAACTTCAAGTGGTGCTATGACAGCTGACACTTATAACGGTGTTAAACTAGCAGTTCAAAATGGTACTCCTGGATATATGCTTGATGGTAGTTTCCGCCGTTTTAGATTTCCCTCCGGTAATGCTACAAGCGCTGTTGTACGAAAGGGCTACACGTTTGCAAACTCTACTAGTGACAGCGTTGCTGGAGGGATGGATAATTTCATAAATAAAGTAATAAGTTACACAGGTAACACTAACCCAACTCTTAATACCGGTTATTACCAAGGGTGCAGTGTAAATTTTGGATCTATAATATCGTCTTCTACTCTTACAAGACGTGCGGTAGATTTTGCATATGTTGATACGGATGATGAAAAGAGTAGCTGGTATGGACCAATTAAATCGGGTGAGGTTGTAGTTATTTTTGGTAAAGTTGGACAAAGTGATTCTCACACGATACTTGTTAGTTCTAATGTTGGTTATTCAATAGACACGACTTTCTCAAATAATTATACAGTACAAATGACAACAGTAAGATCTAGTGCTAACAATTATAACATAAAAATAACACCAGATGGTTCAAACTCGTATGAGATATGTGCATATACCTTAATATAACTCATTCAGGAGGAAATTCAAAATGGATCGTAAAATAACGTCTGATACAATTATAGATTCTGGAGTATTTCTCGATTATGCAAAGAAACTTGTAACCGAGTATGCTAAAGAGCATCTTGATAAGTCAGACCCTGACTATAATGATGGTTTTGATGTATTTATCGTGTGGTATGCTAAGGAACTTAAGAATCATAAAGCTCTTGTGTCAACAACTCTTCGTGATGGTATGTACTACGAGCTTACATACAACGGGCTTACCAATGAGATATATTTCGATGCATACAAGAAATTCGACAACAAGTGTGTTTATATTCCTGAGTGATTGGTCAAACGTTTGCAGATATATTAAAAATACGTGGTGATAATTCCATTGATCCTATGGTGATGTCATTAGTATATGTTCACAATAACAACAATAAAATCTTTCTCAAACAACAGCCGATAACATGTATCTGCAAACTTCGATAGTCTTTGTTTACTTAAAGCATTATTCCTACATATTTAGGAAATGATGGCTGGTAATAAACAGACCGGATAAGTTTGATGCAAGAAGTAATAATAAGACTTTAAATATGCCACAAATAAACGAACATTTGGTAGAATTAGCGGTAATTCCTATTCCGAATGTTTTATATTTGGGCGCATAAGGGCTTTTACTGTAACAGGTAATTGCTCTTTTGGAAGGTGATATTTTTAACCTTCCCATGATGGATCTCCTTTCTTGTGAATGGTTTCTAGAGTCGTTTAAATGGTAAGACTATTACAATGCCAGTTCGAATCTGGTCTCTAGAATTGCAACTAAAAACTCTTTATCTCAGCACATTTCGGGAGGATGCGCTTCATGGACGAATTTGATAAGAAAGCGGAACTGTTTTTTGGTATCAAACTTGACGAGTATCAGAAAAAGTTTAGGGATGCTATTTTATCACCAAAGTACGATCTCGTCGCTGTAAATGCAAAGGCTGGAACTGGTAAAACAACGATTGCGGTTTGTGCTAGCGTGCTTCTTCATTATTACAGAGACTACGATCAGATAATATATGTCATGAGTCCTGTAGCAGAACAAAAACAAGGGTTCTTACCAGGTTCAATTGCTGAAAAATCGGCACCGTATTTCGAACCTTTAATTCAAGCTCTTACTGAGGCGAACGAGGTTCCAAATCAAGTTCTTGACACGGATGATAATATAGATGGACGAAAGAGAGGTACAGCTTACGTTAGACCAGTGACACATACGTTCGTCAGAGGTTGCAACATAAAGAAGTCAGTTGTCATAATTGATGAAGCTCAGAATTATTACATGGATGATCTTAAGAAAACTATAACAAGGTGCCATGATTCTGACAAAGTTATCCTTATAGGTCATACAGGACAATGCGATATCGTACAGCACCCTGAAAGATCCGGATTTAAAGTTTACTTCAGAGCCCTTATGAGTGACATAGAATCGGGCATAGTAACTAGAGGACAGGTGTGCGAATTAAAGAAAAATTACAGAGGCTGGCTTTCAAATTGGGCCGACGATGTACAGTTTGACAATTATAGATTTAGTCAGTAAAAGTACGAATAAAAGAACTTGTTAAAAAAGCAGGTTCTTTTATTTTTTCGTGAGAAATAAGTATCGTCTTATAGAAGTAATGTTAACTTTTGATCGTAAGGAGGTAACAAATATGGATATTTACAAATACGCAGAAGAGATTGATTACGGTGCTGATTATTATGATTGGGCTACCGGTAGAGTTTATCATATTCAGGATTACGGTATAGCTCTTAAGAGAGGATTAAATCCTAAGGGCATAGCTGTAACTGAAGATGGTGAGTTTATCGGTATTGCCGAAAAGAGATGACTGTAATAATTAAAAGCTAAAGGAAGATATCACGAATAACCCGTTGACATACTTCTGGTCCTGAGTATGACCAAAAACTACTCTTTTATTTTTTCGTGAAAAATATTTATCATGTTATAGAAGTAATGTTAACTTGATCGTAAAGGAGGTAACAATATGATTAAGAAGCTTATTACAATAATACTTATGACAACATTATTAACGGTTGGCGCGGTTGGTATTATCTGCTCAATGATCTATGTTGTAGATCAGAAAAGAGTTGTAGCAGTTGAGCAAGACTACACTGCTAAAATAGCTGAGATGGAAGAAGCTCACAGTGCAGCTCTCAATGATGCTTACGACATAAACAAGAGCTTAGATAGAGCAATCGCTGGTTTAAGACCTGATGGAAACATAACTAGATTTGTAACAATAGGACAGTCAACATATAAGGTGACAATCACGAATACTCGTTAACATACTTCTGGTCCTGAGTATGACCTTAAACTACTCTTTTTTATTTTTTCGTGAGAAATTTTATATGCTTTGTAGGTAACTTGTAAACAGTTTTATAGAAAGGAGCAAAATTTATGAAACAAAAAATATGTAAAGTAGTGGCAATAATGGCAATAATACACGGCTGTGTGGCAATCGCAACCGCAGTAGGAGTTATTGTCGCTGAAATCAATCGTTTCAAAAGTTAAAGAATGTTAAGACAACTGAATAAGGAACCTAAATTAACAAGCACATCAGAAATGTTTTAGTGTGCTTGTTTTATTTTTTCGTGAGAAATAGTTGCCGTGTTATAGAAGTAATGTTAACTTGATCGTAAAGGAGGTAACAATATGATTAAGAAGCTTATTATAACAATAACACTTATGGCAACATTAATGGTTGGCGCTATTGGTATTATCTACGCGATGAACAATTCTGTAGATCAGAAAAGAGTAGCGGCAGATGAGCGAAACAATGGAGTTGAATCAATCGAAGTTGAGAACATCGAAGTTGAGAACATCGAAGTTGAGACAATTAAAACATTTGAAACTCAGACTAAGCCGGCTAACGTTAAGACCTGGTAAATACAGACTATAGACAAGCATTTAGATAGACCAATGACAGTTTAAGACCTGACGTAAACATAACTAAATTTGTAACAATAAGACATATAAGGTAACAATCACAAACAATCATTAACATATTTCTGGTCCTGAGTATGACCTTAAACTACTCTTTTTTATTTTCGTGACATATTTTGAGGGGGTTAAACATTATGTTAAATTGTAGAAACTGTAAGTATCATGTAAACTGCACGGATGATGATACTAAACTTTATTGCAACGTCTATAAGAAAAAATACGATGTTTTAAAACTCGGATGTATTTATTTCGTTGACAAAAATAAGAAGAAACGTGAAAGATCTGCCATTCTATAATGTCTGGTGTTACTTTTTTAGAACATATGCTTAAACAAAACACACAAACACAGCCAAATTTATCCACAAAACTAAAAGCATATGTTCCATCTGTATTGCCCTGGTGAGCCTGGCAAACTCATCAGGCTTTCTTAAAGTTTTATATTTCAATGAAGGGGGACAATACTTATGAAGAAAGAAGAGTGTAAAGAAGGAACGCTTATCGTAAAGAAATGCATCGGTAACATCAAGAACATAGGTAACATTAACGAAGATGAGTTTGATATTTGTGAGATTATAGAAATTCGCAATGGTAGTCTCATCGAAAATAGCATAAGAGTTAGAGATTCTCTCGGTAAAGAATACTGGACTGTTCCTGCTATGTGGGTTAAAGCTACAACTGACGTGATTGACTCTTACATGATAAAGATTCACGAAGAGGTTAACCATAGATTCACAATGTACAAACTAGCCAAAGAAAGAGAAAACAGAATAATGGTACTTCGAGAAATTTATGAAAAGAAAAATAATTCGTGAAAAAATTTGTACCCTTTATAGGTAACTAGTAAACAGTTTTTACAGAAAGGATGTAAAATTATGAAACTTAATAAGAAAGCAGAACTGAAGGAAGCTAAGAAAGGAAATAAGGTAATGACAGTAATACTTAGTTGTGTTGCAATCACAGCTACAGTAGGTGCTGTTGTAGGAATCGTTTCCAGAGTTAAAGCACACTTTAGCAAATACGCTGAGACGACAGAGTCATAATTAACTAAAACAAACAACTGAATAAGGAACCTAACAATCAAGCGCATCAGAAATATTTGGTGCGCTTTTATTCTTTGGAGGAGGAATGGACGACCCGTTTTATATTTCAAATAATAGAAAGCTGGAACTTATATACTTCTGCAAACAATATGTAGAATGGGAGATAAAATTAAACAGTCTCGATGAATTTGCGATAAGAGTTAAAGTTATTGATTCAAAAATCATCGAATACATGCCAGGAGTATCTGATCCAGCAAGCTCTTTGCTATCTTCTCGGGAACAGTATGAAGCATCTCTCGACATTGTTGATGAAGCTCTTGACCTCACAGTAGAAGACAATGAAGAACTTCGAGAAGGAATATTTGATGTTGTATGCTTAAGTAAATCTTTTGACGAGATCGTAAAAGAAGGGTTCGCTTATTCAGAAGATGACTTTATACTAATACTAAACAAGTTCTTTTATATTCTCGATAAGTTAAGGGATTCGTTATAAAAATCAGTCATATTATGTAACTATAAAACAGTGTAACAGAAAGGAGCAAATTATGAAAAAAGAAAAAGGCACACTGGACGTCGACAAGAAGATCGAGGAGTTTGATAAGCTTGTCAAGACTCAAAGAGATGACTTTAACAGGAGTACTGACGGTCCTTGGGTACGAGCACTTGAATCGTATTGCGATCTTAAAGGTATCCAGATTAAAGCTGAGTCTGATAAAAGGGCTGCAAATGCTCAGATAACATCAGCTTTTATTAGAGGTAGTTTCGAAGTAATAGCTGCTGGATTAGGAGCATTGGGTCTCATAAAAAGTGCTCAGATTAATCAGGTTACTACACTAGCTAGCAACAGGCAGATTCATAAGTATCTTGAGGAGAATAGGTACGCTAATCAACAGTTTGATATTGAAGGCAAGGCTATCAAGTCTAGACTTTCTCAGACGTCTGAGAAACCTTATAACGATGCCATGAAGTTCAAACACTAAATTTAGTTTCAAGTATAAAGCCAGGAGTAATAACCTGGCTTTATATTTTTCGTGAAATTAAGTTGGTCTTTAATGAAAGTGAGAAAGGAGGTTAAATGATTATAAACGCTGTTATTGCTTTTATAATGAGTTTTATCTTATTCATACTAGCGTCTATGTGGTGGACAATACCGATAGGAATATTAGCATGGATAATAGTAAAAGTCATAAAAAGCTTACATGACACGTTTAAGTAGGTTCACAACCACTTAACTAATAAGGAGTGTAATTATGCACTCCTGTTAGTTTTATATTTCGTATTTTTTCAGGTTCCTATTATGGAGAAATTAGTTTATTTAAAGAAAGGAGTAAACTATGATAACATTAATAGTTTTAGGTATAATATGTGTGATGATGATTATCGGAGCAATAGCGTTGACGGTAGTAGTAGGAGCAGCAACAGCTATCTTACCGATAATGGTCGACATACTTATCACAGTGATACTAATCAAACTAATAATAAAATTGTTTTCAAAGAAGAAGGACGACAAGTAATAAACAAACTAGGTATTTCTCCAAGGGAAGTCTGAAATTTAAGGCCTTCCCTTCTCTTTTTAGTTGTGAAAAGTTTTATATTTGTAAATTGAAAGGAGCAAAAGAATTATGAAAGGTTACAAGGCGTTTGACAAGGATTTACAGTGTCGTGGTATGCAGTATGAGATCGGAGGTACATACGAACTTGGAGGTACATACGAACTTGGAGATGCACCTGTTTACTGTGAAAGAGGTTTTCATTTTTGTAAGTCGATCTCTGATTGTTATAAGTTCTATGTAAGGAAAGATGAAGTAAGAATATGTGAAGTAGAAGCTCTTGGAGAAGTCGTTGCATATGATAGGCTTGACTATTGCACAGATAAAATCCACGTTATCAGAGAAGTTGAAAATCCAAGAATTAAGAGCAACGTAAATGAAAATTGCTCTGGTTTTTGCAACAGTGGCAATTATGACAGTGGTAATTGGAATAGTGGTAATCAGAACACCGGTGATTACAATGGCGGAGATCATAACAGTGGAGATTGCAATAGTGGTCATTGGAATATCGGTAATGGTAACTGCGGCAATCGTAACACTGGTGATTGGAACACTGGTGATTACAATATTGGTAATGGGAATAGCGGTGATCGGAACACTGGTGATTGCAACACCGGTAATTGGAATTGTGGTAATTTCAATAGTGGTATATTTAACACGAATCCAATGCCAACTATCAAAATATTTGATAAAGACTCTGACTGGACTGTTAATGATTGGTATAACTCGAACGCTTATCGTATTATGGAAAACTGTCCACTCACACATTCATACTTTATTTATGAAAGCGATATGAGTGATGAGGAAAAGGAAAATCATCCTGAGTACAAAACTCTTGGTGGGTATACCAAAATTATCACCGTCACAGCAGAAGATAGACAAAAGTGGTGGAATGGTCTTTCTGACAGTGATAAACAGGCGGTTATGTCACTTCCGAACTTTGACGCTGATAAGTTCTATCAGTGTACTGGGATCAGAGTATAAGTTTTATATTTCGTGAAAAAGTGTTGGTCTGTTATGTAAGAATAGAAGATTGAGAATAAAGCAGATTAAAAACTATCTGTTTTATTCTTTTCTTCTTTAAAAATTGTTTTCACATGAAAGGAGCAAAGATTATGGAAACAAGTGATGTATTAGGGTTGTTAGCTGCTGGGTTCACTGGACTTGGAGCAGTCCTAAAAGTAGGTTCTGTTATGAAGAAACGCGACGAGGACAAGGCTGAATTCGAAAGAACCAGCAAAGCAACAGAGAACATGATGAATGAGCTCAATGATCTCATCAACAAAAGGAATTCATAAGAAAGGAGTTTTATATTTATGGACTATTCAAAAGCTTCAAAAGCTGCGGTAAATGCGACTAACGCACTCAATAACGCATTTGCACATTCACAAGACATTGCACTTATAGGAATGAGCATAGCTGGAGTATGCTGGGGCGTAGGTTATCTAATACGTTCTATCAAGATGTAAGGGGGATGCATGGATATTCTAGATAGTATAAGTAAATTGTTGGATACTATTGACGATCATAAGCAAGGTATTCTTTTTACAATAAACATGATAACCAACGCTGCTTCGACAATACAAGCTGTTCCAGCAACAAGAGATGCGACAAGAGAAGTAGACAAATACATAGCAGCTTGCAAGGCAAAAGACATTAACCCGTCGAAGAAAGAAATCTTAAAGATTGCCGCACCGCATTACATACCGACAGCATTGACTCTCGGTGTAAGTTTAGCAACCGGAATTGGTGCTGAAAAGATTGCAATCGACCAGATAACTGCTGTTACAGCTATGTATGAAGTATCTAGAACTCAGGTTGATGAACTTCTTCGATATAAGAAGAAAGCTGAAGCCATGCTTAACGAAAAGGAAAAAGACAGCATCGAGAAGTCTAACAAAAGGGAAGATAAGGCTAAAGAAGACTTGACGACTGAAGGTGTTGTTGACTGGGCATCAGCCGTTCATACCGGACATGGTTTTACGAAATGCTACGATGCTTATTATGGCAGAGCTTTCTACGCTTCTAAGAACTGGATTGAGAAGTGTGTTATTGATGCAAACTATCAACTTATGGACGAGTTCTTCATAAATGCTAATGAGCTATACTCAAGGATCGGTCTTCCTGACAACCACGCTGGAGATAAAGATCAATTCTGCATGGAAGATGGTAGAATTGAACCGTCTTTCACCTGGATATCTTCCGAAGAGATAGAAAGGCATAAGATGGGAATCTTTGGAACAAGTCCTAGCGATGAAAGACCTGATATTCTTGTTCTCGACTGGGTAACACCACCTAGACGAAAGCAAGATTATTAATAAATTGGTAACTTCTCTTTACATATAAGACTATCGTTAAAAATTGTTAGTCTTATATGTAAAGAGTAACTTTTTTATATATTTCATTTAAGAAAGGAGTTTATTATGTCACACGGAAACAGAAACAGAAACACTAACGGAAATGGTGAGGATCTGAATAATCAGAACCCCAACGGAAATGGTGGAGATATGGGTAACAATGATACTCAGCTCAACTGGAGTCAGAAGTTTGACAACTGGTACATTGAAAGGATGGCCAAGGCAACTATGAAGGCTAAAGATCATCCGAAGAGGACTTTCGTACTCAGAGGTCTTAAGTACATAGGATTAGGTGCAATCGCATTTTTAGGCGGTGCAGTTATCCAGGGTACTAACGACAAGAAAAAGTACAACAAGTCTAATGAAGGATCAGATCTGTGCCTTGATACGAACTCAGGTCGCATCGAAGATCAGAGGTATCAGTATGATGACTACGAACCGGCACATGAGCCAGTAGATACAAGTTACACAGAAGAATCTAGCCAGGACTATCAGAGTTCAAATGATTCAGAACCCGATACAAACGTTCCGTTCGATGAGAACAACTGATAACAATTGCGACAAAGTAACCAACAATTAGTAAAAAATTACACTTTCATAAAGGTAAGGCTTAATAAGTCTTGCCTTTATATTTTCGAAAGGAGGTAATATGGATAACTTGCATGAAGAGTCATCTCTCGACGAATCTTATGTATCGAATAGTCGGTACGGTAGAGAAAATTCTGATTACACTCAGAAAGATTTTAAAGTCGAGACTGTAGGTGGCGCTTCCATGAAGTCAAAATCAGCATCTTCGACAGTAATGCGATGGATATTATCTGATCTTAAAGATGCTGTTGACTGTTATTATAAAGATTCAGTTAAGCCAGGTGTTAAAAAGTTCCTTGCTGATAAGTTCTCAGGACTGGCGTATTATATTTTCCTTGGTCCTAACGAAGCAAAGAAAAAGCCTAAGCCGAGCAGTTTCTCAGATGGTGAATATTATTCGTATTCATCATACTTTGATTCAGAAACTGAGTCTTATGTCGGAAGTAGCGCGTCATCTCAGAAAAGGAAAATGCCTGAAAGACCAAGAAATGATGCTCCTCAGATATTCTTTAGAGATACACCAGAGTCTACTGGAGCATTTAAAGCAGCTAAAGCTAAACACGAGATGCAGAGGATTATAGGTCATTATCATTTCTGCACACTCGGTAAGCTTTACGAAATAGCTAAGCTCGAATCTGAATACACAGATTATAATTGGGGCTGGAGTAACGTTGATACTGTTAGAGTAGCTCAGATGCATGGAGGCGCTTACCTTATGCTCCCTGAGATACAAGTAAACCCGAATTGGAGGCCATGATATGTTAGATAGTATTGTTGATTTTTGCGTAGAACACGCAGACAAAATATTCACCGGTATAGGTGTTGTTAGTAGTGTAGGAGCTGTCGTTGCTGCTGGATTTGGAGTTAAGAAATACATCGAAGACGACAAGATCAAGGAAGCAAAGGAGAATCTTAAGAAACTCCATGAGCAGAAGAATGATATTCTGTCATCAGAAGAAAACAAAGATACCGAAAACACCGAAGAGAACGAAGAGACCGAAGAAACAGAAGAAACAGAAAAGGAAGAGAGACCTGTAAAACTTACTAAGAAAGAATACAACAAAGCAGTTCTTACTGAGTATAAGACAATAGTTCTTAGAACAACCATGCATTTCGCTCTGGCTGCAAGTCTTGAAGTGCTGTCAGTTGCGTCATTCCTTGAGGCTATAAACATTCTTGATATTCGTTATCAGGAAACGGCATCAGCTCTAGCAGCAGTAACAGCTTCTACAGAGGCTTACAGACGTAGAGTTGCTGAAGAGATTGGTGAAGAAAAAGAAGCTAAGCTCTGGGCCGGTGCATCTGAGAGTGAAGTATCCAAGAATGTTGATATTTCGACTGGTGAAACATCGACTGTTGTAGCGAGAGATATTAAGGCATCTGACCTTAAGAACCTTCCTTATAATGCTGTAATTTACAAGAGAGGAATGGATTCTTGGACAGATGATCTTAACGCTAATAGGTTTAGAGTACATGTTGTCGAGACTGAACTTAACATGGAACTTGAGAGATGCGGCGAAGTAACACTCCACAGAGCTATGAAGAGGTTCGATGGCAAGATCATTACTCCTCCTGGTGCTCTCACTCTCGGTGTTAGACATGATCCTGAGAAGTGCCATCAGATCATACTTAGGGTACTTCCTATTCTTCCTGATCCTGGAACACCAGCAGAACATCTCGGAGATTGGCAGGATTGCCTTGTAGTTATATTCGAAGGATTCACAGATGACCTGTCAAGAAAGCTTCTTCCTTGCAAAAAGAAGAGTGCGTGACTTTGATATTTAGACAAGAAAAGGAGATACTATGAGCTTTGTAGATGCTATATTTGATTTCATCGACGCTCATAAAGCTCTTGTCTGTGCAACTGCTACGATAGCTGGAACGATAACCGCTGTTGGTATTACGGCTAAAGTAGCAGTTAGTACCTATAAAGACAAGAAGGATACTGAGCAAACGATAAACGACATAAAAGAAGCAAATGCCGCTAGGGACGATGATGACCCTAATAAGATGCCGGCAGATGTGCTTGAACGTAAGATAAAGAAGACAAAGAAAGACGGCATGATACGTAGAGGTCTTAGATGGATTCCCGTATCAATCGCTGTGGCAGGTGTTATAACTGCATCTGTAACATTCTACCTATACTGTTCTGGATTGTCGGATGAAGTAGGAAAGTTAACAGCGGCTAATGCTACGTTAACATCATTTGCAACAGCCTGCTCGACAACTAACGACAAGCTTAAATCGTTACTTGAGGATGCTGTCGGTAAAGAAAAAGCAAATGAACTGATACGAGGCATGAAAGAAGACACTAAAGAAGTCCAAGTGACAAACAATAAAGGTAAGAAGAAAGTCGTAACGGAACAAGATAGGTACTATTGCATGGATGACAACCTGGATGGTACTGTGTTTTATTTTGCCTCGACAAACGCCGACGGTTCCAAGAATAGAAACTGGATAGAATCCAACATGGAGCATAACATTAATTTCTTAATGGAGTGTGTTGGATTTGTCAACAGGGACATTAGACTTGGAAGATATGACATAGTGTTTGTCAACGATCTTATCCGCAAATGTGGTGTGACATCAACTTTCTCAGGTCAAAGAGACGGTTGGATTCCTGCGTCACATCCGCTTGATGGGGAAGATCAGGTAAGAGTTTCTTACAAAGTTGTTGAAGTAAGGAAACCTGGCACTATTAACGAAAAGATGGTTGCGCTTCAGGTTATAACAAATGCAATAAGGAACATTGACACACTCTTACCAGATTGCTAATTGTATTAAAAAGATCGGAGGTTAAAAGTCGATGGAACGAATGATATCATGCCTGCTTGCAATTTCTTTCTTAACGGTGGAAATATTTAACATCAGTTACTTTGATATTCAGGAGCCTTATACATATCAGGTGATATCAGAGCCGATATTAGATGAAAGTAATAAACTGCCAAAATCGGAAGAAATTACAAAGCAGGCAGAAATCACTCGTCAACGAGACATAATAACCGAGTCTGTTTATTGTATTACGTCGGTTTGTAAAAACACAGCTGACGATGCAACAAGACGTTTCGTCGAAAGTGAACTAAGTAACATTGGTGTAGACAGCCTTGACGAAGAAATTGTTGATATTTGTGAAGAGGCGGGGGAAGAGTACAACGTATCGCCTTATTTACTTGAATCAATAGTTTGGACGGAATCTCGTGGCGACGCGAAAGCTAGTAACGGAACATGTGTCGGACTATGCGGAATTAACAAATACTACCATAAAGATAGAGTTATGAAAAACGCAAATCTGTTCGACGAAAGAACTAACGTAAGAACCGCTGCTAATCTACTTAATGAATTAAACGGCACATACGAAAACGAAACAGTGGTACTTAATTATTACGGAGGCTATGGAATTGACGAAAGCCTAACAAAATATTCAGAACAAGTTTTATATATCGCTGATCTATTAGCAAGAAAGGATGAATTCCTATGAAAGACATTATAAGTGGTGTCGCTGGATTTATAGCTGGTATGGGAATTGGTGTACTTAGCGTATATATAGTGCTTAATAAACAGCGCACCAAAAAGCTAAAATCTATTATCAACGACTTCTACGACAAGTCAGCGGCTAACATTGTTTGGATTAAATTCTAAGGAAAGGAAAAGCTTATGAAGAGTCTAGCATTCGGTGTAATAGGTTTTATATTAGGCGCCGGAATAGGTGGTGGAGTCTCTTATGTAATTTTAAAGAGACAACAAACTGAGAAACTTAATCAAATTATCAACGAACTTAATAACGCTGAGTTTGATAATTCAGAAGAAGAAAACGAAGCATCTAAACAAGAGGACGATTCAAGTGTTGAAGAAGCATCTGATGAGCACCATGATGAATATGACGATCTTGCTTCTGAATACAACAATCGTAATTACAGACCTGAAACAGGAGTGAAGATCGATCCTGATGGAACAAGACACTGGGTTGGTGTTTATGGTGTACTCGTCAAAGGTCCTGGACCAGATCCTAAGAATCCATCAGCTCCTTATTATCTCACACCAGATGAGTTTGCAAACTTCGACTGGGAAGAGGTAATAGCAGATGAGTATTATGACGAAGATGAACACACTCCGTTGTCTTTATATTTATCTACTGATGGAAAGTTGTTTGACATGTACTATCAGGAATTTGACAACTATGACATACTCCCGCCTGATTTCAAAGATCATATGGGTGAATATGATGAAGGAGTGTTGTATGTTCGTAATATGAGTCTTACAAGAGACATTGAGGTTCTTGCCGATGACAGGTCTTCTTATGATTTTGAGGTGCTTCGGGAAAGGATTAATTGATGATCGACAAATATTTTATATTTCTCATGAAGATTGTAGGGTTATCACAAGCGAAAGAATACATAGGAGTTATTAAGCACCTATTCATGGAAGAATTCATATGGAACACCGATAATAATTCTCTCGATGATCAAAGAAAGTTTGGAGCTAGGTATTTGCGAGAAGAATGGTGTGATGCACATGGATACGGTTATAGCTCTTTGTATGATGCTATGATGATAGAATGCTCTTGGCTTGAAGCTCTTATAGGCTTAGCGAGGCAGGTGGAGCATGATATCACTCATGATGAAAGTAAAGGTGATAGGACTAGTGTTTGGTTCTGGGAAATGCTTAAAAATCTCGGTCTCACTGGTCCTAGGTTAAAAGGTGACAATGTTGATATTATGTATATCGAGCATTGTTTAAACCGCTTTACAAATCGTGACTATAACCCAGACGGTTCTAATGGGGGATTATTTGTTGTATCTAAAGAAGATAGCTATAAATATTTTAATGATGTCGTCGACCTCAGAAAGGCTGATATGTGGGGACAGATAAATATGTGGCTTACTGTCCAGTATAAAAAACATAAGATATGAGGTGAACAGTGGGGTTGGATTTCTTAGAAATAGTCGATACCCTGGGAAAGAACAACACTAGAGAAGTATGGCCACAGTTCAACGTATGTAAAAGTAAAGATTTGATGATAAAAGGATCTGACTTTTACGCAATTTATGATGAATCAACTGGACTGTGGTCTACTGATCAGTTTGAAGCTGTCAGGCTTATCGACAACGAGATTCAAAAAAGGGTTACTGAATTAAAAGCAAAATATCCTGAATCAATTGTCGTTGGAAAATTTCTTAGAAACACCAAGAACAAGACAATTAACGGATGGAGGCAGTACTGTAAACAACAGACGTTTGATAATTACAAAGACTTAGATGCCAAAGTGCTGTTCTTTAATGACAAGCCAAAAAAGAGTGACTATGCTACACACGTTCTTCCTTATTCTATAGAAGAAGGCGACATGAGTTCTTACGACAGACTTATGTCAGTTTTATATTCTGACGAGGAAAGGGAAAAGATAGAATGGGCTATAGGTTCTATCATCTCTGGAGATTCTAAGAAGAACCAAAAGTTTATAGTTCTTTATGGTGCTGGTGGTACTGGTAAAGGTACTGTCATAGACCATATAATAGAACCGATGTTTGATGGATACTACTGTACATTTAGTGCTAAGAACCTTACGTCAGCATCAAATTCGTTTGCTATGGAAGACTTTAGATTGAATCCTCTTATAGCAATTGACGCAGATGGTGATATGAACAGACTTGACGATAACACAAGGCTTAACGGTATTGTATCTCACGAGTATATGACAGTTAATGAAAAGTTCAAGTCATCATATACATCAAGATTCAACGCACTGTGTATCATAGGTACTAATAGACCAGTTCGTATTACAGACTCTAAATCAGGTCTTATAAGAAGGCTTATTGATATTTCACCAACAGGAAATAAGGTTGGTATTGATGAATACAATAAGCTTATAGAAGGCATGCAATATGAATTTGGTGCTATAGCCTATAAGAGCCTTAATTTCTATAAAAAGAATAAACACAAATATGATGCGTACATTCCGACAAAGATGATGGGTGCAAGTAACGATCTTTATAATTTCCTTATGGACAATGCAGAAGTGGTTGATGTCGAAGAAGGAATTGACCTAGCATCTTTATGGGTAATGTACAAAGATTATTGTGCTGACTCTCTCATACAGTATCCACTTAAAAGAAATATTCTTAAAGAAGAACTTAAAGACTATTTCAGGTTCTATTACGAGAAATTTAAACTCGAAGATGGTCGTATAATCTATAGCGTGTACAAGTCACTCAGACGAAATAAGATAGGTCTTTATGATCCTAACGACGGAATGATTGTCGATGAGGAAAATGACAACAATTGGCTTTCATTTGAATTTCAACATTCTCTACTCGATGAATTCTTAGCTGATCAAAAAGCTCAATACGCTCCAGAAGTCACAAACAAAAAGATGTATAGATGGGTTAATTGTAAAACCACTTTGAAAGCTTTAGATACAACAAAACTCCACTACACTCTTGGTCCTAAAAATCTTGTAACAATAGACTTTGACAAAAAGGATCAAAATGGTGATAAGAGTTTTGAAGAAAACGTTAAAGCTATCGAAAGGCTTGGGCTCCCACCGACATATGCTGAATTGTCAAAAAGTGAAAATGGTATACATCTTGAATACCTCTGGAACGGAGACATAAATGATCTTTCACCGACAATAGAAGAAGACGTTGAAATTAAGACTTTTAAAGGTGACTCATCTCTTAGAAGAATGCTTACAAAATGCAACAATGTCCCAATAAGAACCATTACAAGCGGATTACCAATTATGAAAAGGAGCAATGAAAGGGTGATTAACCAAGACGCTGTAGAAAACGAGAAGCATCTAAGGAATAGAATCGAAAAAGCACTTCGCAGGGAAATTGGTGTTGATATTTCGAATCCTGATTCAGGCAAGGCTCATACAGCACCGATGATCCAGTACATTAAAAGCGAACTCGATAAAGCTTATGCAAGTGGTATTCCTTATGATGTATCCGACATAAGAAACCGTATATGTGCATTTGCTATGACTTCGAACCATCAGAAGGAAGACTGCTATAAGAAATGCTTAGAAATGCACTTTAGATCCGAAAATAACCCTGTCGATGCTGACCATATAATACACAATGACTCTGTCGATAGAACCGGATCAGACCTTGTTATATTTGATTGTGAAGTATTCAAAAACCTGTTTGTAATTGTATGGAAAAAGCTTGGAAAAGAGAACACGCCACAAATAATGATGAACCCGTCTCCAAGAGAAGTTCAATCGCTGTTTAACTATAAGCTAGTCGGGTTTAATAACAGGAAATATGATAATCACATTTTATATTTCAGGGCGTATCTCAACTACACCAATATGCAGCTTTATGAGAAGTCTAAGGAGATAATAAAGGATCATACAGGCTATCACACGAACGCATACAGCATATCCTACACTGATATTTATGATTTCATGTCAAATCCGAACAAACAGGTTGGATCTTTGAAGAAGTGGGAGTACAAGCTTGCTAAAGAAGGCTATCACGTAATGCACAAGGAGAACGCTTATGACTGGGATGAGCCAGTACCAGAAGATAAGTGGTCCGAAATAGCTGATTATTGCGTAAATGATGTTCTTGCAACTGAAGCAGTCTTCAACTATTCTGACGTGCATGATGATTACGAAGTTAGATGTATGCTAGCCGAACTAGCAGAAATGACTCCTAACGACACTACAAATAGTCTTTCTGAGAAAATTATATTCGGATTTGACAAGCATCCACAGTCTCAGTTTAACTATAGGTTCCTTGGTGAAAATCCTCTTAATTATCCGAATCTTAAAGCTAAGATGGTTACACCATTTACTTATGTAGAAGCTGAGAAAATCACAAAGGATATTATTGCAAAAGGTCTTTCTCTTGAGGACTCAGTTGAAGAAGCTAAGTTTATCGCACAGCATGATAGACTTATGCCTTGGTTCCCTGGTTACAAATATGATAAGTTCAAAAAGCAGTCCACTTATAGGGATGAGGACGGTTCAACTTACGATAAGATTGATATTCTCACTGGTAAGAAGAAGTCTGCTCTTAAACTTGTCGGTGAGGGTGGCTATGTGTATTCTGTTCCTGGAATGTATGGTCATGTTTGGACTCAAGATAGTGCATCTCATCACCCGCATTCCATATACGCTGAGAATCTGTTTGGTGATGTTTACACTGAGAGGTTCTGGGGACTGGTTACAGCAAGACTTGCGATAAAGCATGAAGAGTGGCTTGTGGCTGAATCAGCTTTTGATGGCAAACTTAAGAAATTCCTTCTCGATAAGGGTGAAGCTAAGAAACTGGCGACAGCGTTAAAGACAGTCATAAACTCTATATATGGACTTACTGCTGCTAAGTTTGATAATCCTTGTAAAGATGAACGCAACATCGACAATATCGTGGCAAAACGTGGCGCTCTGTTCATGATAGACTTAAAACATGCTGTCGAAAATATGGGCTACCAGGTAATTCACGTTAAGACTGATTCCATAAAGATACGTGATACGACGGATGATATTATTAAGTTTGTCAGAGTATTCGCTGCTTTGTACGGATATGAGTTCGAGACAGAAGAAAAGTACGACAGAATTTGTCTTGTAAACGATGCTGCATATATAGCAAGAACTGAAGAAGGTAAATGGGAAACTAAAGCAGATGAGTTCAAACAGCCATACACCTATAAGACTCTCTTTACAAAAGAGCCTATTGGATTCGATGATCTCTGTGTAATTAAGAGTGTTCAAAAAGGTGCTATATATGAAGACTTTAACGAAGATCTTGGCCAAGATGAACATAATTATACATTTGTAGGACGTGTCGGTCAGTTCACACCAGTAGTAAACGGATGTGGTGGCGCTGAGCTTGTATGCAAGAGAGATGATGATAAATATTCTGCTGTAACTGGTACAAAAGGTTATAAATGGCTCGAATCATCTTATGTCGCTCTGAAAGATCCAGAAGAATCAAAAGCAATGGTCGACTATGACTATTTCGTAAAGCAGGCTAACGATACAAAGACTAAGATTTCTAAACTCGGCGACTTTGAATGGTTCACAAGTTCGTCTCCGTATGTAATGCCTGCGATGGTTAAAACACCTGAAGACCTTATTGAGCATCCAGTATACGCTGACGAGATAGACTTTGACGATGCAGAGTTTATGAATCCGCCTGACTTAGCTTGCGTGTCGTGAAAAATTTCCTAAGTATTATAGGAGGTGATCGACATGACAACGATTAACAAAACTTTTAAAACCGAAGAAGAAAAGGACGACTTTATGAACGAACTATTCATGGACTTATTTAAAGATAGTCGTGATAGGAAGTATGATAAAGACGCAACGTACATTCTTAAAGTAGACGGTGAGGAGGGAGAAGAAGTAGTCGTAGGAACCTTTTAAACAAACAAGGCTCGTAGAGAAATCTGCGGGTCTTCATATTTTTATATTTGTTAGCGTGTCGTTAATAATTGCCTAAGTATTATAGGAGGTGATCGATATGAAAACGACTAACGAAATTTTTAAAACTGAAGAAAATCTTTATGTTTCTGAGGCGATCGATGCGGCAACGACTAACGAAATTTTTAAATCCGATGCCATAGAAGATCTTTATATTTCTGGGGAGGAAGAATACGAACGTTATTACGAATTATCTCAAATGAGATACGACGAAATAAAAGAAATTGCTGAATCTTTAGGAATTAAAGGTATCGACTTTTACGGAACGTTCGTAGCCATAGTCAAGATAATCAGAGCAGAATCTGCACTTAAGAAATGTGGAGATCAGAAATTAAGGAAGACTTAGTCATAGGATCATGATAAACAAGGCTCGTAGAGAAATCTGCGGGTCTTCATATTTTTTATATTTTGTCTTGTAAATGAAAGGAGAATTATAATGGCAGTAGAATTTGCAAAACCAGAAGTAACACCTAACAACATTGTTTTCGATCGCGCTAATGTGATGCCTGGGTTTAAGAATTTCTCAGGAACAAAATTTGGTGGGAATGGAGGATCTAAAACATTCTGCGTTTCTATATCAGAGGATCTTGCTGACAAATTGGTTGCTGACGGATGGAATGTTAAGCAGACAAAGCCTGATGAGGAAGGTAATATAACGCCGTTCCTCTCGGTTTATGTGTCGTTCAATCCTGCTGGGACAACACCTGACAAAAAGAAGTTCAAAGATCCGGTAGCTTGGCTTATGAGTGAAAATGAAGCTCTAAAACTTAGTGATGTTACTATCGCAGGACTTGATGAGGAGAAGATCACTTATGCTAAGCTAAACATTAAGCCAGGATGGGGTAAAAAAATAGGTAAGTGGCAGCCTTATTTGGAGATAGGGTACTTCTTTGTAGAAATGGATGACCCTTTCGCTAACGACCCGGATGTTCTCAGATACAAGAACAAGCAGGAAGAGATGCCATTCAACTAATGATTCAAGGACAGTCTGGCACATGAATAGTTTGATATTCTCTGTCAGATTGTCCTTACTACTATTTGGAGGCTAAAACATGATTAAAGGAATCAACAACGCAAAACCGGAAAAAGAGCCATCAAAAAAGGCTAGAAATCGTATGATAGACTGGATTGTTAAGCTTCACGTAGATGGCTATATTGATATTGAGACATGCGATAAACTTATTACCGGTGTAAAGGAGCATCCGAAAGAGTATACAAAAGACAGGATCTCAGAGAAGTATCTAAGTGGTAACTATAACTGTTATAGGGCGGAAAATGACACATGAAAAAATACCAGTTTTTGCAAGAGCTTCTTAGGAATAATTACAAAGCGGCTATGATCGACAACATACCAACTGTTTTATGTAAGTCAAAAGAAGTCATGCTTGTAGAAAGAACCAAGATAAAGATATTAGTAACAAAATGCGGATATGAGTATTCATGGGGATGCAAAATAATTGGTAGCGAGGTAAATTCAAATGAAAATAGATCTGATACTACCGTATGTTACGACGCTTGATGCCAACTGGAGAATACTATACGAAAAAGCTAGTAGCAATTCCAATTGGCAAAGTTCTGAACGATTTCGATCTCTCGGAACATTGGGTTTTATATTTCGATCTATAGCTAAGAATATGCCTTGGATCAATAAAGTGCATCTACTTGTGTTTTCTAAATCACAGATACCATCATGGCTTACTAGCGATGAATCTCTCGTGAAAGTACATTTGCACGACGAGTTTATTCCTAATAAGCTTATACCGGTATTTAACTCTTGTACGATAGAGTCTTACTTATGGAACCTTGATGATCTATCGGACTTTGTTATTTACACTAACGATGACATATTTGCCATGAAACCGATGACAGAAGCAGATTTTTATACAAACGGATTACCAAATTTGCATTTTAAGAAAGAAGATGCTCATAACAGCGTGTATCTTAGCCAGAGTTTTAAAAGCTTTGAGATGATCGCCAAAGAATTCTCGATAGATGCAGATAAAGAACCATTTGTAAAACAGCTTCATACGATGGCTCCGTATACAAAAGATGCTTTATATTTTGTAAGAGACCATTTCGGAGATACAATTTGTCAACACTGTACAAGATTTAGAAACAGAAACAATGTGAACCAGTATATTTATGGATATTATCATTACTTTTCAAAAAGTTATACTGACATAGCCATATCCAATAAATACGTAGGATTAAACAACCAAGGAGATGACGCTGTTAATGCTATAGATACCACAACAGAGTCTCTTCTTAACATAAACGATACTGGATTCGAGCGAGGAGATTGGAACAAAGTCAGCTATAAAATAAGAGAAGCTATGAAAGAAAAGTTTCCTGAAAAATGTAAGTATGAAAAATAATGGGAGGTATTTAACCATGGCGATGTACATGGAGTATTACAGAATTGGAGATGTTAAACTCACACCT